TATTCAAAGTCTCTGAAATGCGAAGGACTGAAGATTGGCGCGGCAAGTGTATGTCATGCGGTCAATCCTGCACTATTTCAGAATCTCGTGATCCAGATTCTACGTCTTCCCACAGAAAGACGTGATTATCGTAATAGTTTTTAAACTCATACGCCCAATCCATACCGTCCGGCTTTCGGTTTGCATCAAAATCTTTTTCCGCAACAATTAACGACACCAACATAACATCTTTTGTATCAGTTCCTCTGTAATGAACACCCATACATTTGTAGCCCAATGCGTTTACCCTGCTTTCAAATTCAAGCCCTAATTTTTCTAATGCCTCACGCCTGTCATCAATTATGTTAATTAATGCCTCTGACGATTTCTTTTCTTTCTCTTTTGCATTTAACATAAATCCTTCCTACACCCAATTTAAATTAATAACATTTCCATCTAATTCAATACCCCTGAAAGCGCCTGTCCATTGCGGCTTCTCTCTTTGATTCTCTGTACAGAAACTTGTTTTTTTTTCCGATACTATATCGTACTTTTCGATGTGTCTGCGCGTCTCTCCCCTTTTTCTCCCTGCGTAATTTTCTGTGTATTCAAAATCATTTTCGCATTGTCTTGCAAAAATTGTTTATTGCCGGGTATCAGTTCACGATACACGCCGATTAGCTCTTCTTCATCCGGCGGTAATTCCTTACCGTTATCATCATAAAGTATTGGTCTGCCATCGGTATGAGCAGGAACGATAAACATATCACCCTTGCCGGTACGAAGCCATTCTTCGTTTACGGTTTTATTATGCTCTAAGCGATGCTGCGTACATATTAAAAGAATATTGTGATCGGTAAGCGTGATTAACCCTTTTTCAATTCTTGATAAAGCCGAATCGCTCAAACCTATTTTCTCACCAAATTCCGCTTGATTCATTTTAAGAAATTTTCTAAGTATTCTTACTCTGTTGTTATTCGTCTCTTCTTTCATACCTTCCTCTTTACATTTAATCGTTAGAAAGCCTCATTTCTTCCATATAAAGCTTTCAAAAACACCCACCTTTATTATCGGTTTTCTCTGAAAAAAAATCAAAAAAATATTTGATTTTCGGGAAAATATCTATTGACAAACTCCCAATAATCAGAGAATATATTGATTAATGGGAAATGTCAAGGGATTTATTAAAACTTTGGCAGTCCTGCCAAAGCCGACACGATGTTACGGCTCGGTCGGCGGAGGCGGTTTTTGGGTAAAGGTTTGAAAAAAATTAAAGGAGGGTTCTGTTTACGATGTCTTGAATTTCTTTAAGAGCATTTCGGTAAAACACGGTCGGATTGGGATGTTCGCCGGTTACCAAATATTCGGAGGAAGTTTCGAGCAGTTTAGCGATTTTAACCAGGTCATCGCCCCTGGGTATCGTGCGGTTTTTTCGCCATGAAGATATAGTCGATTCGCTGATTTCCAGTACATCGGCAATCTTTCGGTAAAAAAACTTATATTCGTACATTAATTTGTCTATTCGGTTCCAAACATCTTCCATATTGAATATTTCGGAAAAAAAATACGAAAACTTAAAGAAATTTATTGACAACTACGAATGTTGGTAGTATATTATTTATAACTACGAATACTCGTAGTTATCTGGTGTGGAAGCCGGAAAACAGAACGCATTAATCAAGAACCCTTTTTCCGAAGGTTGCCGTTAATGCGTCGGCGATGCGGCTTCCAACCGCCCTTCGGAATAAGGGTTTTTTATTATGTCGCGTAACAGCGGCGGTCTTTTGAGAGGAGAGGGTATGGCGTTGAGTTTTGAAGAGGCTATCAAAAAAGGTAAAGAAGCAGACCACAAGGCAATATTAGTTGCCGTGAGGAGTTTAACGCAACTTGGGTATCTGGTAGAGAGTATTGCTTGTATAAACGGGAAACTTTCTATTTGTTGTTACTGCCCTCAAGTAAATGAGAGCAGTACAGGTAACTAGGACTTGAGGTATTCTTCAAACTTTTTTGCATTGGCAACGGTGACGTTGATCATTGTATCAAAAGTTTGAAATTTGTCAGCTCCTATAAACTGTTTTGTTTCAAGCAGTCTTAGGGCGGCATCAAGAGCTAATTGTTTTACCTGAAGCTCTTCTTGTTTCTGTTCTGACATGGGATTAACCCTCCATGGTTTGATATAGTCCCGCGCAAGCGGAACGGTATGGGGATACCTGAATTTGATTATATCCGATTATGGGGGTTTTTTGATAACGCAGTGATGCTATGTATTGCAGCGCCGTGCGGTGCGGGGTTTTGCAATGCGATGTTTGGCAAGGGATTTTGAATATTTATTGAGGAGGATTTATGAGAAAAGACGAGAAACAACTCTTAGATGAGTACCGGCAGATGACACCGGAAAACAGAGCGCATCTGCTCTCTCTCGCTCACGCCACAAGAGCGGCGCAGGAAACAACCAAAAAAGCCATGAGCAAACCTGCTGCTCCAAAAACCAAGAAAAGGAGTGCGTAGGGAAATATGCAAAATCAAACACTGGCGACAAAAGCGGATATTGCCCTGCTTATAGAGCGGATCGATTCTATCACTTCGCCCGTACTTGAAAATTCACCGGGAAATCCGACATTGGCAGCGTTAAGCGTCCGCCTTATTAACATTGAAAAAATATGTAAAGCATCGGTCGGCTTAGGGCTTGAAGACATTCCCATTGATGCGGAAACGGTAGCGGTAATTACAGGGCTTGCGTTGTCAACCGTCAAGAAATACGGCGCTCACCGTGCGCTTCCGACAATCAAAATCGGAAAGAAATTGCAGTACAGCCTTAAAGGATGTATTGCGCTGGTCAAGGCAGGAAGCCGCAAGATGTGGATTGACTGCACGACAGAGATGTCAAAAAACAACCGTAAAAAACGGTAACGAAACGAGAAGCGGAGATACTCTGACAATCTCCAAAGGAAGGAACATATGACAGAAAAAGAAAATCAGGTGATACATTTATTGACTGTATCAATATCGGCAAAGGGATCGGTCGGCGCGACATATCACGGCGAATTTAAACGATGTAAATGTGATATGCAGGTATCGCAGCGCAGCGGTAACAATACCTTAACAATCCCATTGTATTTTGAAACCAAAGCCGCTGCCGAAGAGTACGAAGCAAAAGTTAAAAGTAAAAACGAAAAAACATTTTATCTTGTACAGGAATTCAAATCACATTCAGGCGAATTTCCCAACGAGGCAAAAATAATATTTTTCATTGAAAGCGATCATTATCCTCAATTTGACGAAGGCGATACAGAACGCCGTCCGGGAACATGGGTAAATGTGCGCTCAATTTTTATCTGCGATAAAACGGCGGCAATAGATTATGTCGAGCGTTTTAATGAAATCGGCAAACTCGCTCATGGCGGAGCGACAAATAACAATAAGGAGGATTAAATCATGGGAGTTTATTTTGTGCAGATTGGTACAAAAAATCGCAAGGGAAAATTCCGCGAACATAGCCATTCGGTTGTTAATGTGTCTGATATTTTTAATTATTCAGACGTATTTAACTATTTCAAAAATCGTTATGAAGGGCTTGAAGTCATAATCGAACAGCCGAAGGAAATGGACATCAGCGACAAAATAGTAAAAACAGGCGAAGTAATCAACTCGAAGGAAAGTCATATTTTTCTTGACGAAGATACGGTTGTAGCTCTGCCTGAAAATATAACAATGATCAGCGAATTGTCATGGTTTGAAATCGAATACACCGAAGACGAAAAAAAATTGCATAACGATTACAACGAATATTTAAGAAAATCAAGAAGATCCTTGCAATCATTACACAAATCAATATCAGACCGTTATGAAAAATTACCATACAGCAGTATCGGTATTGCAACACGCTTCGGATCAAAGGAAATGGAACTTGAAACAAATAGTGTTAAGACTATGTGTAAAAAGTTCCCAATCAGAGGAAAGATTTTTATTGAAGCCGCTGAAAAATGTACCGCCATTACTGCTCCGGCAACTGATAATCCGTCTTTTGAAGTTGGCAAATCGTTAAACGAAGCTGACACCGATGAAAACTACACTGTCAAAGACAGCGAATTCGGCGACATACCATTTTAAGGAGAAATTATTTTGAACCCATTAAACAAATTCTTTTTAGAAGGAAACCTGACAAAAGATCCTGCCTACCGTAGTACGCCGGGCGGAACGCTTATTTGCAATTTTTCAATCGCTGTAAACAGATATTACGGCAAGGGCGATGACAAAGAACAAGAAACAAGTTTCTTCGATGTGGAAGCTTGGGGCGAAATTGCCGAATACTGTCAGACATACGCAAAGAAAGGACGCGGTGTCCGTGTGTACGGGCGTTTAAAACAAGAACGATGGAACAACGCCGAAGGAAAACAACAGTCAAGGATTTTGCTCGTTGCAAAAGAAATTGAGTACAAACCTGAAAAACATAAGGAAGCCGTTCAGAATTAATTTTTATTGTGAATAGGGGAGGGTTGTGTGAAATTTAATGTTCAATTTGATATTGAGATACCTGATAACAAAGCGACAAAAAATCAGGCGGTCGACTGGATCAAATTCATGATCGGGTACAGCGGATCGGTTAAAGAAAATAACCCATTAATGAATAAGAGTTTCGATCCGCAATTCGGCTCTTTCGTAATAAAGGAGACAGAATGATTTTTTTAATAATGACCGTTATCGGTATTATCGGATTCTTAGGAATATGGATTTTCAATAACTGGAACCGCTGGAAGCGCATCAAGAAGCGGCGGAAAAAATAACTCGGTAAATTCGGGCGCATAGCCTAATTATATGGAGGTTGGAATGAAGAAAGTCCAATTAGACACGATTCAGAACGGTGCCGTCTTAGAACTGTTTGATGAAGAACTCAACAAAGTTCTTGCAAACATCGAAGACCAAAACACCGCTCCGAATCAGGAGAGATCGGTAACGATTAAGGTCTCTCTGAAGCCGGATAAAACAAGAAAGGTAGGCGAGATCAAAATTCAAGTGTCATCATCACTTGCAAAAATCAAGCCTACAGAATCTTTCCTGTTTTTCGACAGGGACAGCGAAACAGGGAAGCTTGCTGCTTATGACGATGACCCGGGACCGGAATTGCCCGGTCTTAAAGACAAAGACGATGCGCCGAATGTCAGGAAGTTTCCTGCTGCGGCAGTCAACAGCTAAAGGAGGTTAATTAGCATGGATGACGTACAAGCAATTAACAAAATTGAAGAATTGGTAAAAAATGGAATGACAGTAGAAGCTGACGGTCGGCAATATACCGCCGTAAACCTGACGCCTGTCATATTCAACCCAAAGCCCAAAACGCTTACCGTTTATAACCTGCGCGGTTTCTGTCAGTTCATTAACAATGACATTGACAAAGCAATTCGAGGCAAGCCTCACCTTATTATCGTAAACTCGTATGAATCTGTTGATCTTATATCAGCATACGATGAAGAAGAAAAAAAACGAACATCTCTTATTTCCGCAACAATAAGCAGCGAATTAATAAAATACCCATTCGGCAGGTTTTTCTCCCAAGAAGAATTTGCGATCATGTTCCGCTCTCTTTTTGTAAAAAAAGAAAATGACGATTTCGATTATGTACTCGAATACGCATCGAAGTTGACCGGCGGAACGCAGATCGACACGCAAGATGACGGAATTACCCAAAAGGTCGGCGTAAAAAGAGGCGTATCGGGCGCATTAAAAGGTACGGAAGAATTGAAAGCCATTGTAAATCTTTCACCTTACAGAACGTTCCGGGAAATTGAACAGCCCGAAGGCGAATTCCTCTTGCGCGTCCGCCTTGACAGCAACGAACAGCCAACAGTTGCGCTATTTGAGGCAGACGGCGGCGCATGGACGATTAAAGCAATGAACAGCATTGTCGAGTTTATCAAAAAACTTGTTACCGGAATCGAGGTAATCGCGTAATGGTATTTGTGTATTTGCTTATATATTTTAATTATTTCGCTTATTGGCGTGAAATTGAAATATTACTGGCAAAATGTGTAACAAAAACCGTTAAACGAAACGGTTTTGTTTGCCCTGCCCATTGGGGAAAAATAAGAGATAAAAGATGGGAAATGAGGTTTAATAGGGGATTTCCTATTCCACGCCCTGGCTGAAGAAATTGAAAAATGAATGCGAAAAAATTATAAAAGCCGTAACGAAGGTAGCTATATCGGAACGGCAGGTCGGGGCGTGGGTTCCAGTTGAATCGCTCACCCCCGATTTTAGGGAGCGTGGCGAAATTGGCAAACGCAACCGACTAAGGCGCTGCATGATGTCCGCGCAGTCCAGATCAGACGCTAAATGATCCGGTCGTGCAGTATCCCATTGGCGAAGTGTGAGTTCGAATCTCACCGCTCCCATATTCCGCAAGGAAAATTTTTTGATTGGAGGAAATTATGAATGAGCAATTACAGCCATTGTTTGATCGCTGTAAAACAATACAGACAGACACAATGACTTATGAAGACTGGTTAATATTGCGCCGAAACAGTATCGGCGGTTCGGATGCCGGAAGCCTCATGCTCTTAAACGGCGAATACGGCAGCCCTAATACTATTTATTGGCAGAAAAAAGGCAAAGACAAATCTGCTGATATGAGTCCGGCGGCGAAGAGAGGTAAACTCTTGGAGCCTGTTATAAGAAATTGGTTTGCCGAAGCGCATCCCGAACTGAAAATATTTACAGTTCCTTATATGTTCTACTCACCCGATTTCGATTATATGTCGGCTAACGTAGACGGCATAATATATGCGGAAAATCCTGTTATCATCAACGATAAAGAAATTGCCGGTTTTGGTGGACTTGAAATCAAATCATCAAAGTATGGTTATGATTTTAACGAAGATGAAATTCCCGATTCGTATTTTGCGCAAGTACAACATTATATGTACGTTTTAGGTTTAAAATGGTTTGTTATTTCCGCCTGTTTCCTTGATACCGAAGAAATCAAAGATTATGTAATTTTCCGCAATGATCAATTTATTGTAAAAATGCTGACCGTTGAAACAAAGTTTTGGAACGAAAACGTAATCCCCGAAAACCGTCCCCCTGCGGTCGGCATCCCTGCCGAAGATGACATGATAACAGGAATGTACGAAGGCTGCGCTGCGCCATTAACGCTCACAGCCAATGAATTAAATATGTGCAGAAAAATCTGTCATTTGAAAGAGCAAATTGCGCCGCTTGAAAAAGAAGACAAAGCCGTTAAAATCGAGCTTAAATCAAGTTTAATAGCAAGAGCGAAGCCAAGTAAAACAGAGCGTAAACTTTCCGCTTCCGGCGATCAATATTCAGTATCATGGTCTTTTTTTGACAGACGTAGTGTTGACAGTGATGCCCTGAAAGATGCCGGTCTGTATGATCAATATTCCAAAGTTACCCCTTCAGACAGATTAACCGTAACCGCAAAGAAGGTGGTGTAAATTGAATATTGAAAAAATCGAATATAAAGATTTTGATATCCGTTACGATGAAGATGATAATACATGGCGTTGTTACGAATTATCAAAGAGTTATGAATCGCTCAAAAAAGCAAAAGAAGCCATTGATCGGAGAATAAGAGAATCTTCCAAAATTGTGCCGTTCACTGCATATATTGTTAAAAGGGAATATAGTTACGATTGTAATACTTACAAGCTAATTACCGTTACATCAATTACAGCAAAAGGCGAAATTTGGGCAACTATAGCAAAAGAAAGATTTAAGTACACTGGAACGGTTTATAAAGATACTCCACAAAACGAAGAATTAATAAAACAAATATGTGCATTGAATAGCGATATAAAGAAACTCGAAAATGACCGCTTTAATCTTACAAGCGATCTATCTGAAATTAATATCAAATCACTTTTATCAAATAACACAGAGGAAACAAAAGGAGAAAAAAATGATTAAACAGCAAACGGCGAGAAATATTTACAACTGTTATTCAGAAATTATAAATGCAGAAAAAATTCTAAAAGAAATTGAGGATGAAGAGAAAAAAGAAAAAGAGAGAAATGAAAATACGTTTGATCGAAGCGATTTAACGAACAGAGAATACTATTACGAATTAGGTATACCGAGTTTTTCCAATAGAGATTCACACAGAATTTATCATCTTAAACCGACAATGGCAAAAGCGGTTTTGTCAGTACATATTGGAGATCAAAAGGCAAGGCTGGTTGAATTAAATCAAATAGCAAAACTTGAAGCAGAAGAGAAAGAATATTGCGGGGACAGCGTAAATATTCCCTGTTAGGGAATTATAAATATTTTTTAAGGAGTGAAAATTATGAAAGAAAACATCGGGAAACGTGCTAGAGACAAAATTACCGGGTTTGAGGGAATTATCACCTGCTATGCCAACCACATAACAGGTTGCGACAGCTACAGTATCCAGCCGCGCATACTAGAAGGAAAAAACGAAATACCGGAAAGCCGTGCTTTTGATGTCGGGCGTATCGAGATACTTGAAGATGCTGTGAAACCCGAACAAGTTGCCGCATCAGACGGTAAAAAAGGAATGTGCGACATCGGGCGCATGGTTAATTAAGGGGGGAAGCGTAATGTTATTAAAACGGCTAGAAATCAAAAATGTTCGCAAAATAAAACAAGCAATAATTGATTTTCACGGTCCCGGATTACAGGTAATTCAGGGAGTAAACAAGAGCGGAAAAACATCATTAGCGCAGAGTATATCTCTGACAATGAACGGTACAAAAGCGTACACGCCCGGCATGATAAGTCATGGCGAAAAATCCGCAGAAATTATCGGCTATACCGATGACGGATTAAAAATCAGGACTGTATTGTCTGATTCCGTAAAGCAGACGGTACAGCGTCTTGACGAAACTACAAGCCGGTATGTAAATGTTTCCGGCGGTGTAAGGGAATTTCTTAATTCCATCAGCAGCGGTTTAGAGTTCCCATGGGCGATGCGGAAAATGACTGACACAAAAATCATTGAATTATTAAAACAACGCTGTGGTATCTCTGAAAAAATCAAAGAAATTGACGATGAAACAAAATCAAAAGAGCAGCTCCGTACAGAAATCGGCAGGGATAAAAAGAAAATGGGCGAAATAAAGCCTGTTGACGAAGCGCAGCACCCCAAACCGGCAGACGAACTCACCGCAAGAAGAGACGAAGCAGCAGGTTATGTTAAATGGCTTCGGTCAACGCTCGACAAAGCCGAAGAAATTATCCGGGCGAAATGCAGGTTTAATTCTGTTGATGATATTCATGCGCTTATTCCAATTTTGGAAAAAACCGTTGAATCGGCAGAAAAATCAATCGCAGAACAGAAACAATACACGCAGGGCGATGTAGACGCATTTAACAATGAATTGTCAGAATGGTTAAAACTTGAAACCGCTGCGAAAGCCTATGATGACTACCTGAATAAAAAAGCGGAGCATGACAAATTAACTGAACAGTACGACAAACTCACTGAAGAAATTGAAACACTCCGTACAAAGCGAAAAACAACACTTGCGGAAATGAATCTTGGCGTTAAAGACTTGGAAATCGGCGAAGACAACGCTCTTTATTATAAGGGCGCACTGCGAGGCGTGACAGATACAAACGATGAAGGCAACTGGTCAACCGCTGAAAGCGTACAGGTGTTTTTCATGCTCGGCGCACGTTTCTCCGGCGAATTGAAAATATTAGTCGTGGACAACGGGGAATCGTTAGACGCAAATACAACCGGCGCAATTTCAAAATGGGCGGAAACTTCCGGCTTTTTGGTAATCTTGCTTAAAGTCGCAGAACTCCCCGAAGAGTTGGAAGATCAAATCATTTACATAAAAGAAGGCGAGGTTGTAACAAAATGATTAAGAAAGGAGACAAATTCGCATTTCCAAGACCTATAGGACACACTCATAATATTGGTTGTTCCTACAATGAAGCCCAAAATGGTATGACGTTACGCGATTATTTCGCAGCAAAGGCAATGACCGCAATAATTATACCGCCTAAAACCTGTGAAGATTTTAATAACCTATCGGCGGACCCTGATTATTTAATTGCATTTGCGAAAACTGCATATTTAATTGCGGACGCAATGATTAAAGAGCGAGGAAAGGAAAATATATCCAATGGGTAAAGTATACAAGTCAACAAAATTATTCTGTTTAAGAAAAGGTAATTTATATCTTGCTTGGGATGGTAAAACCATGACAGAAAAGCCACAGGAAGGAATTAGAGTTAGTACAACATTATGTCGGACAAAGTATAAAGAATACGAAGCACTATCATTTCCCGAAGCGTATAACCAATGGTATCAAGCCAAGCAAGAAGCAAAAAAGATTTTGGAGGAAACACAGCATGATGACAGTAGTATGGTGTGATGTTGAAACAACCGGCATTGATCCGACTAACTCCGCAGCTTTTGAAATAGCAATATTGGTATATCAGGATAAAGAAATTGACGGAAAAATGTCTCATGTTCTTGTAGGCGAAAAGGAATTTCACTTAAACCCATTGAATGATCAAATACTGTTTCACGAAGGCGCGTATAAAGTTCATGGCGTGTCAGAGGAAACAATAAGATCGTACCCATCGGCAGAAATTGTTATGAAAGAAATTGCCGATTGGTTAATCCAATGGTCGTATAACGGTATGAATGATCATGCTGACGCTGACAATAAATTCGTTTTCGCAGGTTATAATTGCGGTTTTGATTATGGTCATGTCAAAGCACTTTTTGACAGATGCGGTATTGATATGAATTTCTTTTTTAGCGGAAGGTTGATAGATGTTTTTGATGTAGTAAAACAGCTTGCGCCACAGTTAAAAATTAAAACGAAAAATCAAAAACTCGAAACAATGACAAAAGCGCTCGGCATTGAACACGCAGATGCGCACGGCGCAATGTCAGATATTAAAGCCACAAGGCGGTTATATGAAGTCTTGTGGTTAAAATCAAGGAACAAAAAATGAAAATAAAAGTTTCAATACAGGGTAAAACGCCTTTAATTATGAATCGTTTTACTGAAGCGAACGAGATCAAAGTATCTTCGGGAACATCGTCTGTTTCGGTTGGTAATAAAGGTACACCGCGAGATCAAGCACTGCCAAAAACATACAGCGATGGAGAAGGAAATCTTTATATACCGGGACCGAATATATTTGCCTGTTTAATTGCGGCTGGCTCTTTCCATAAAGTAGGAAAAACTAAAGTAACTACACAAAAATCAAGTTTGATTCCTGCCGGAATAACTATCGAAGAAATTGTCTGTCCGTTAAACACAAAAGAATTTGAAGTTGACAGCCGAAGCGTTGTTATTCCGTCAACCGGCGGTCGGATTATGTGCCATAGACCGCGATTAGATGTTTGGCAAACAGATTTCACGCTTGCCGTTGACGAAGCGATGTTTAATCCGAAATTTGTCCGCCTCTTGGTAGATGACGCAGGATCAAAAGTCGGGTTAGGTGATTTTCGCCCTGCAAGAAAGGGTCCGTTTGGCAGATTTATTGTTACAAAATGGGAAGAGGAAAAATAATGTTGCAATGTTGTGTATTGTACTGTGGAGCAAAGCGGTGTACAGCGTTGTTAGGTATTGCGAGTTCTGGCGTTGTGATGCGAAGTTTAGCAAGGCAAGGGAATAAAGATAAAAAATCAATGTGGCGCGTTGCGTTGCGTTGTAATGTATTGCGAAGAGCAGCAATGCGTAGTGATGCCATGTTTGGCGCTGTTTTGCAAGGCAAGGCAAATTATTTTAGGAGGATATTATGAAAACAGACGGAAGTGATCAAAACGAAAAAGGCGGAGCCTTAGAACGTTCGCCGGTTCAGAGTTTAAAAGATTTAATCAACTCTGATTATGTTAAAAACAGGTTTATGGAAGTTATGGGAGAAAAAGCCCCTTCCTTCCTTGCGTCAGTGTTAAACGCTACGCAGAAAAACCCTGAATTGTCTAAATGCGATCAAAAATCAATATTGTCATCGGCAATGGTAGCGGCAACCCTTGATCTGCCTATTGATTCAAATTTAGGTTTTGCTGCGATAGTTCCTTACAATACTAAAATTAAAAAGAAGGTTATGAAAGACGGCAAAGAGGTAACAGAAGAAACATGGGTATCTCTTGCTCAATTCCAGATCATGTATAAGGGTTTTATTCAGCTTGCGCTACGTACAGGGCAATATAAAACAATAAATGTTACGCCGGTTTATGAAGACGAATTTGAATCATACGACATTATAACCGGTGAGGTTAAAATACACCCTGTAGCAAACGGATATAGAGAGCGGGAAAATCTCGACAAAATAATTGGATATGCCGCATATTTCCGCCTGTTAAATGGGTTTGAGCGAATCGAATATTGGTCAATGAGCAGGTTGCAAGCGCATGGTAAAAGGTTCTCAAAATCATTCAAGAATCCTAATAGCTTGTGGCAGAAAGATCCGCACTCGATGTATGCGAAAACACCGTTAAAAAATCTTATTTCAAAATGGGGAATTTTATCTGTAACAATGCAAACTGCTAATATGGCAGATCAAGCCGTTATAAGAGATTTCAGTAAGCCTATTGACTATGAAAACGTGCAATATGTTGACGCTGTTTCTTACAACGCTGATGATAATATTTCCGATGCTGAAGATTTTGAAGAAACAGTTGAGCAAGAAGCGGAAACAAAAACCGAAAGCAAAGAACCAACTCCCGAAAAACCGGCAAGCAAACCGGCAGCCACTACCGAAAAAAATCCGGCTTTTCAAGATGACGAAGCGGCGAGGCTTGAAGACTTGTTTGAAAGAGAAAAAGCATGAAAAAAATAAATCTTTCTGTTCACGCAACATACCACGAAGGACACGTCTATCTTAAAGCGGTAAACGAGAGCGGGAAGAATCTTATTGAAGAACTTTTTAGAAAAAAAACAGAATGGCAAGAAAGAAATAAAAAAGAATATTTCTTGCAAACAACAATGGAATTGCGTTATCAGAAAAGAACAGTCAAACAGAATTCCAGTGTATGGGTTTTAGTTACTGCGATTCATGAATCATTGGAAGGAAGATTGCCGGACGAAGATGAAAAATATGCGCTTTATCTTGACCTGCTTGATGAATACGCTGTAAAAAAACCATCTAAGATTACCGGGAAATTGCGTCCCGTTCATATTTCCGAAGCAAATTCCGCCGAAGCCGCATATTTTATTGACAATTTGATTTCTCATTTAGCGCAATACTGCGAACTTACAACAGAACAGCAATCCACTGTCATAGATGCGTTACAAGGCTATCACGAATGGCGAGGTGAATTAGAAATTGACCCTTCTGATTATTCGGATATTGAATGTACACAATTATTAACAGAAGCTCAATGGCGGAAGAAACATACAGTATCAGAATCAAGCGGAAGAGGCGGTGCTATCGTTTTGCATCATATCGTTACAAGAGGGAGCAATAAAGCAGCGGAAGACAAAGCATGGAATTGGCTATCACTTACGCATGATGAACACACGACAATCCATGAAAAGGGAGACGATTATTTTTTGAGAGTTTATCCTCATTTAAGAGGGAAGTTTAAAAGAGCTAATAAATTGGCAAGAGCTTTGTTACATACATAGAAAGGATGAAAAATAATGAAAGTAACATTTATTTATGATGTTGAGTTTGTAAATTATCCGCTCGATCCGCCAACAATGCCAAACTGCGAAAAATGCGCCTTCCGTGAAAATGGAAAATGTATCCGGTCAACGTGTCGTAAATGTGATTTTGGGCGTAACGGTTATTTTGTATTAAATAGAAGATATGAGGCGGGAACAAATGAGGAGAAAGGAGTAATAAATGAAACATTGGTGTCCTGAATGTAAAAGTGAATATGTGGTCGGTGAAAAGCTAACAACCGGCTATTGCACGATGTTAGAGGATAACGGAGAAGAATGTGGTGAAATACTAATCGAACTCCCTGACTTTGAAACTCTGGCGCAATATGAAAAGCGCACAGGCAAGAAATGGAACGGCGCGGTGTGGTTTAAGTATAGGTTTTTTGACAAAAAGTGGAAGGCTTATGCTTTAGATTTCTTAGATGGGAAAAAATGTGATTACTTTGCTCTCTGCGCCGCCTCACCCGAACCACCACCAGATGATTATGTACCAGAGGAGATAAATTATGAACGAAAAAATTAAAAAGCCTGATTGTCCGAAATGCAAAAAGCCCATGAGATTAATGTCAACCGGTAGTATGGTTCGGACATTTCATTGTGCCGATTGCAAGGAAACAAAAATTGTAAACAGGAAGGAAACTGACAAATGAAACTGGGAGGGAAAATGTTTGATTGTTTTGTTGTACTGATTCTAACAATCGCCGCCGAAGTAGGAATTCCGCCTAACTTCGCGCTTGCCATTGCCTTAGAGGAAAATTCAAGACTTGATCCGTTAGCGCAATATGTGAACGAAGACGGCACGATTGACCGCGGAATTATGCAATTAAATTCCTCTTGGTATAACGGAAATTGGCAAGATCCAGAGACGAATATTCGGGCAGGTTGCCAACATATAAAAAACTTAATGCGGAAAGAGGCGTTAAATACATACTGGGCGGTTGCAGTCGCTTACAACTGCGGATATGCAAGATTTATCAGCGCAAAGGGACCGCCTGAATCGTCAGCAGGTTACGGAGCAAGAGTAATACGCCGATGGCACGAATTAGAGGGCGTTCGATATATAAATCCTATGATAAGGGGGATTAGATAATGGGACAGTATGCGAGTAATACAACAGTATCGCCGGAGAAAACACAAAGCGATATAAGAGAAACATTGCGGAAATACGGCGCAAGAAAATTCGGCGTTATGGAGGAGGACGGTAAAGCTCATGTAATGTTTGAGATCAATAATCTTATGATCCAACTCACCGTAGAACTTCCCGATGTCAATGATTTTATTAAAACAAGCGCCGGAAGATCAAGAAAAAAATCCGCTGCCAACGAAGCCCATGTGCAAGCGATCCGCCAAAGATGGAGGGCGTTACTGTTGGCGATAAAAGCGAAATTGGAAGCCATCGAGTGCGGTATAAGCACAATCGAAAAAGAATTTATGGCGTTTGTAATTATGCCGGACGGTAAAAGTTTAAGCGATCATATATTGCCAAAATTAAAAGATATGTCCGCTACAGGAAAAATGCCAAGATTACAACTTGGTTATGATAAGGACGGAAAATAAATGAATCCGACTAAAATTGATTGGTGTGATAGATCATGGAATCCTGTCACTGGGTGTTTTTATAAGTGCCCTTATTGTTACGCAAAGGATATAGCACGAAGATTCGGAGGTCATTGGTCAGACGAAAAACTGCGCAGTTTTGGCGGTAACGGAAATATCCATGAAATATATGAACCGATGATACGGCATACTACAGGGAAGAATAGATATAAACCTGTTCATAATGTAGATGCGCCTTACCCTTATGTATTTGATCCTACCTTCCACGCATACCGCCTCAATGAACCTTCGCAGATAAAAAAGCCGCAGAATATATTCGTATGTTCTATGGCGGATCTGTTCGGCGCGTGGGTTCCTGACGAATGGATTGAAAAGGTGTTTGAGGCTTGTAGTAAAGCTCCGCAGCACAGATATTTGTTTTTAACTAAGAATCCACAGAGATATAACGACATTTTATCTAAATATAAAGTACCAGATAATTTTTGGTTTGGTACTACAGTTATAAATGCAGAATCAATGTATTTTTATTCTAAAAACCATAACACGTTTTTAAGTATAGAACCAATACAAAGCGATTTTGAAAAAACTGTAAAATATGGATTTGCCGTTGACTGGATTATCATCGGTGCGGAAACAGGCAACCGCAAAGACAAAATAATCCCTAAAAAAGAATGGATTGAAAACATCGTCAATTACTGCCGTGAAAAGAACGTGCCGGTGTTTATGAAAAATAATCTCGCCAAAGAAGTGTGGCGAAAAGATAAGAAAACAGGTGAGATGATTTTGGTACAACCAAAGATATGGGATGAGCCGTTGATACAGGAATTTCCGTGGGATAAGGAGAAAGAATTATGAGATGTGAAATTGATTTGTTAAATGAATGTAATGGTTGTAATGGAATGAGGCAAGTGTGTACTGAAGAAGATGAAGAAGATGATTATGAAGAAGACAAGAATTGGGATTATATGAGAGGCGAGCCACGCTGTCTAGTTTGCGGCGAAGCTATCAGTCAATGCGATTGTACTTTATAAGGAGTAATTATGAGAGAAGCGGTACTTAAAGATTATACAAGATACAAAGCTTTAGAAAACGGCATGATTCTCAATGTAAAAACCGGTGAGTATATGCATCAACACTCGGATGGACATCAAAACGGCGGCTACATGAAAGTCAAATTAACAAGAGATGACGGCAAGCGGATTCATTGGTTTGTTTCAAGGTTTATTTATTCCGCTTTTTACGGCGTGATATTTCCTAAAATGCAAATTGATCACAAAGACGGAGACAGGATAAATAACGCTCTTGACAATTTGATAATGGTAACAGCAAAGCAAAATAATCAATTGAAAAAACAAAGAGACAGCAATTTTCTTTTTAACAAAAAAACATCTAAAAGAAAAAAGAAGGCGGTCGCAAATTGAAAATAGCAAGAGTATTCCCAAGACGTAATAACGCTACTCCTATTGATGCTCTAGCTTTTATCGGAAGCCCTGATTTATTTTCTCAAAAAATAGAAGTAGATAAAGTTCATATATCTGTAACATTCACTTGGGATATTCAAGAAGCAGAGCGATTATATAAAGAGTGGAATCAAATTGCGCCAACAGAGATCGGCGGTCCCGCATTAAATCAGCGAGGCGAAGATTTTATTCCGGGAATGTACCTTAAAAAAGGATATGTCATAACATCAAGAGGCTGTCCGAATAAATGTTGGTTTTGTAGCGTGTGGAAGCGCGAAGGTGATTTGCGTGAATTACCGATAACAGACGGCTATAATGTTTTAGATGATAATTTATTATCATGCTCTGACATTCATATTAAAAATGTTTTTGCGATGCTTGCAAGACAAAAAAAACGCCCTATATTTTCCGGCGGACTTGAAGCAAAAAATTTAAAGAAATGGCACGTTGAAGAATTATTTAAGTTAAAACCGAAAGAAGTGTTTTTTGCATACGATACCGCCGATGACAAAGAGCCGCTATTTGAAGCAGGAAAATTATTATTTGAAAATGGTTTTAATACCCGGTCTCAAAATCTGCGCTGTTATGTGCTAATGGGCTATCAAGGTGATACATTTGAAAAAGCGGAATCTCGAATAACTGACACAATGAAAGCTGGTTTTATGCCTTACGCCATGCTGTACAGGGATAATACAGGATATAGAGATCCAGACTGGATAAAATTCGCGTGGGTTTATCAAAGACCGGCGGCAATGTCAAAGAGATATAAGGAGATTGTAAAAGCATGACAAAGGAGAAAAAACAGTGATAGTTGATCACATATTAGCCGGTAACAATATAGATACTCTAAAAATGCTGCCGGATAATTATGTGCATTGTTGCGTAACGTCTCCGCCTTATTTCGGTCTTCGTGATTATGAAACCGCGCAATGGATAGGCGGCGATGTTAAATGTAATCATGTTAATAATTCAAATAGGGATGAACGCCCGCGCCGGGGATTGGAAGGGGGCTTGTCAACCATAGGGGCGGCAACATTTTATAAAACTATTTGCGGAAAATGCGGCGCAATTCGTAACGATAGCCAGATAGGGTTAGAAGAAACGCCCGAAGCATATATACAAAAATTGGTCGACATTTTCAGAGAAGTAAAAAGAGTGCTACGAGATGATGGTACTCTCTGGGTAAATATCGGAGACACATACGCCGGAAGCGGTAACGGCGGCGCACATTACCCTGATGCTACTATAGGTTGTAAACAGGGAACGAGTTTAGGAACAATCAATAAACCAAATTTACCGCAGGGAAAAACTTATAAAGGAATTAAAGCGAAAGATTTAATCGGTATACCCTGGGCGTTAGCGTTTGCATTGCGTGAAGACGGCTATTATTTAAGGCAAGACATAATATGGCATAAACCGAATCCGATGCCGGAGAGTGTAACTGATAGATGTACAAAATCACATGAGTATTTATTTTTATTTAGTAAATCTAAAAATTATTATTTTGATAATACGGCGATTAGAGAAATAGCAATCGAAAATAAAGATATTGGTTTGCTTCGCGGTAAATCTATTGTTGACGATAAAATCGCATGGCATAGCGCAAGTATACAAAAAAGAAAAGAGGAAAATATAAATTCAAAAACAGCAGGAACAGGGTACAGAAATAAAAGAGATGTGTGGACTGTACCTACTGAATCACTAGGAGTAGAGCATTTTGCAGTATTTCCGCAAAAACTTATTTTGCCATGTATTTTATGCGGATGCCCGGAAAACGGAATTGTACTTGATCCTTTTCTTGGCAGCGGCACAACGGCGGTAGTCGCTGTAAAAAACTTTCGGCGATATATCGGATGCGAATTAAATCCTGAATATATAAAAATCGCCGAACAGCGTATCTCTGATGAAATGGGTTTATTCAATGAGGTGTCAACATGACATTAGGCAGTCTGTTTGACGGTATCGGCGGATTCCCACTTGCCGCAGAGAAAATCGGTATCACTCCCTTATGGGCAAGCGAGATCGAAGCCGCTCCAATAAGCATTACAAAAAAACACTTCCCGAATATGAAACATTTTGGGGACATTAAAATATTAAGCGGCGAAAAATTAGAGCCTGTTGATGTAATTACTTTTGGATCGCCCTGTCAGGATTTATCTATTGCAGGTAACAGAGAAGGATTAAGCGGCGAGCGTTCGGGTCTGTTTATGGAAGCCGTAAGAATAATTAAGGAGATGCGTTATGCAACAAATGGAGTTAAGCCTAGATTCGCAGTATGGGAAAACGTACACGGAGCATTTTCCTCAAACAAGGGAGAAGATTTTAGAATCGTCATTGAAGAAATCGCAAAGGTCAATGGGGGGGGGCATATTTCAATACCTAGACCTCCGGCAAGAGACACAAACAAAGACACTTTTTGGGAATATGCTGGAACCATTGTGGGAGACGGTTGGTCGCTTGCATGGCGTGTCTTGGATGCCCAATACTGGGGAGTCCCCCAACGCCGCCGTAGAATCTTTCTTATCGCAGATTTTGCAAGCGAATGTGCCGCCGAAATTCTTTTTAAGCCGGACGGCGTGTTTGGGAATATTACGGAGAGCGAAGAGCCGAGGGAAGGAGTTGCCGAAGATTCTGGAAAATGCGTTAAAGCAGCAGGTTTTAACGGATTCAGAAGCGCAAGTGGAACAATAGAATATGCTGAAGATCGAGCGCCTTGCATACAGGCGAATATGCCGCCTAACGCTGTTATCGGTGTTGACGGATATAATCAAAATATTACAGGTGATGTAGCGCAAACATTAAGAGGCGGAAGATCGGACGGTGATAATGTCGGATTGATAATTGTTGACGATCAAGGCGGAGAGCGAATCAACGTAGAGAGCAAAGATATTGCGCCATACTTGCGAAGTGAGGCGCATGGTAATTTGCCATTAGTCTGTTCTGAACAATATACAGTAGATTTCGGGCGTGTAGCGGATCGAATACAAATGAACGCCGATAAAGCCGTTACATTGCAAGCCGAAGGCGGCGGAGCCGGAGCGAAGACAGGCTTATACTGCTTGCCTGTTTCTGTTCATCAAAATCAATGCGGCGAAGTAAGGGTTGGCGAAGTTGTAAATACACTAAACACAAACAGCAATGCAACCGGTAGAAATGCGCCATTGATAATGACAGATAATGAAGAGGCTGTTATCGCTTATGACTGTAGAAACAATGCGTTAAATATTGAATTAAGCGCAACATTACAAGCAAAAGAAAATGGCGGTCAAAGCCTGAATTACATAAACCCTGTTTTCACATTTCAAAAATATAGTGAATATAAAGAGGCGGAAATCGGCTCAACATTAAAAAGTAACGGCAAAAAAGATGCTTCAGATTTAGTTCGTCATGGTTACGCAGTCCGCCGATTGACACCGCTTGAATGTGAACGCTTACAGGGTTTCCCGGACTATTGGACTGAATACGGCTATAACAACAAACAAATATCAGACAGCGCAAGATATAAAGCGTTAGGCAATAGCCTTGCTCTTCCATGCGTAATATTTGTTTTAACCAGAATCAAGGAGGCACTATGCCGGATATAGATTTATTTGGAAATATCATTGAAGAAAAAGATTTAACTTCCATGCAAAGATTGACATATCGGCTTGCGGAAATCGAGGGGCGTGATCTTTATGTAACCGAACCGAAAGACATAGAGCGGTTTTTATCTGCCCTTAAAAGAGATAAAATGATTATACCTTCTCCAATATGGGAGCCAGCAGCAGGGCAAGGCGATATATCAAAAACATTAATCAGTCATGGTTACGATGTAAAATCATCGGATTTATACCCTTACAAAGATGACAAGATAGATATTATCGGATTTGATTTTTTCGTAGCGAATAAATGTGAAGGCTGTAAAACCATATTTACGAATCCGCCGTTTAATATTCAAGAAGAGTTTTTATTACACGCTCTTAAAATGAATGTCGCTGTAATATTTTTTGTCAGGCTTTCCTTTTTATCAAGCATACGCAGATTCAAAATATATCAAACTTACAAACCTTCTTTTGTTTATAACTACAGCGCAAGAGCGCATTGCTATAAAAATGGCGATAGACAAAAAGGACAAAACATGATCGATTACTGCGTAATATGGTTTAAGCCGCCGTTTACAGGTAATAAAATTTCCGAAAACCAATACGATGCTTTTTGGAGATTGATCAAATGATAACACGTCCGCTTGTCCGTTATCACGGCAGTAAATGGGCAATCGCCCCTTGGATTATCTCTTTTATCCCTAGCCATCGTGTTTATGCCGAACCATACGGCGGCGGAGGCGCAATACTGCTGCGTAAAGCAAGATGCCATGAAGAAATTTACAACGATATTGACAGCGATATAGTCAATCTGTTTCGGGTAACAAGAGACAGCGGATCCGAATTAAAGAAACTGTTAGAAAATACTCCATTTTCAAGAGATGAATATTTACAGGCGTATAAACCGGCGGACAATCCGATTGAACAGGCAAGGCGGACAGTTATCAGGGCTTTCATGGGACGTGCAAACACCGGCGCAACCGGAAAAATATCAGAAAACGGATCAATAGCAACCGGCTTCAGGGCAAATACAAGGTATTGCGGAAAATCCGCTGCTAAAGTGTGGGCTTCATATCCTGAAGCCTTAGACGCTCTTATAGACCGCCTGAAAGGTGTTGTTATTGAAAACAGAAACGCTCTTGAAATATTTGATTTACACGATACGGATCAAACTCTGTTTTATGTAGATCCGCCATATTTATTTTCTGTAAGAGATGCCGGAACTGATTATCGTTATGAAATGACAGAGCAGGATCATATAGAGTTGGCAAAAAAATTACATGAGATAAAAGGCTCTGTCATTTTATCCGGTTATCATAGCGAGTTATACAACGAACTTTATAAAGATTGGACTGTAAAAGAAAAAAATACTTATTGCGACAGCGTAACTGAAAAAGAGCGAATTGAAGTCTTATGGCTTAAAAATATTGACATTGATCTTTTTGGAGGCGAATTATTATGAAACCAATTATTTTTAGTCCAAAAATGGTAGCGGCGATTATTAACGGTAGCAAAACAATGACAAGGCGAGTAATTAGACCGCAGCCAGATAAAGACGATCCATGTATTCGCTTCGTTACATGGGAAGGTTTCCCAACGTATTTTGGAAACCATGCAAAAGTAATTATACAAACCGAAGAAGGCGAAGACAAAGAAGTAAAACCCTATGAGGTTGGCGATATTTTATGGGTTAGAGAAACGTGGTGTAACATAAATAAACCCGGAATAAAACCTGAATACCATTATTTTGCTGATAATTTTATCTGTGATTTTGAAGACTACGATCCCAAAGAATGGAAATGGAAACCGTCAATACACATGAGACAAGAAGCGGCAAGACTATTTCTTAAAGTTGAAAAAATCCGCATTGAAAGATTGCAAAAAATAAGCCCTGAAGACTGCGTTGCTGAAGGCGCAGTTAAAAAACCACATTATATGAAATATGGCGGCGAGAAATGCCTCGTTGATCATAAGCGATACATAGAAGAATTTGAAATTCTTTGGGACAGCATTAATGGTGAGCGAAAAAACGGCATTTATTCATGGAAAGAAAATCCATTTGTTTGGGTCTATGAATTCAAAATACATAAAATTACAGGAGGGGAATTTTTATGACCGGCGAAAATTGGAAATGTATATCGCATTTTGAAAAAAACAAATTCGGGCGTGATTTTGTTTGTGGCGATATTCATGGATGCTTCGATGATTTAGAAGCGGAATTGAAAAAAATCAAGTTTAACAAGACATTTGATCGGCTTTTTTGTACCGGCGATCTTATTGACAGGGGACCACGCTCTGAAATGGCAACTTATTACATGAGGCGGCATTGGTTTTTTTCTGTATTGGGAAATCATGAATGTATGTTTTTAATGGCGAATTCAGACACGCCAAAAAGAGACGTTTTCAAAGACGGACATCTTAAAAACGGCGGCGCATGGGCTTATGAAATGGAAGCGGAAAAAGCTAACGAAATGCTGACTGCTATTGACGATCTTCCTTTAATAATTCGAGTAGGCGATGTATTAATCGCTCATGCTGCTGTTCCTGCGGTCCCGAACCTTGAAGAGATTGAAAACAATTCTGACAAGTACATTGATACAATTTTGACATACAGGCAAGCACCGCCGACATTATATATTCCTGAAATAAATACTGTATATGTCGGTCATACAATATTAGAAAAACCCACAAAATACGGCAAATATATATACATAGATACCGGGCTTGTTAGGCGCTATTACAACAAAGAAGGGTATTTAACCATTATTGAACTTGAAAATGAGAGGATAAATAAAAATGGCTAGACCTGAAAGACATGATGTAGATTATTTTCCACTTCTTGTAAAATCAGGAAAAACATTAACAGTTTTACAAAATAAGTATGGAATAGAAGGTTATGGTTTTTTTTATAAGATGCTTTCATTCCTAGCTATTACTCCAGATCATCATTATAAGATAAAAGATGAAAGTGATTTATTGCATTTTATGTCATTAACTTTAATGACTGATGAAAAAAAAGTAATAGATATGATTGAACTTATGGTTAAAACGGAAAAACTCGATAAAGAATTATGGAGAAATCATAAGGTTATTGCTTGCCCTGCTTTTCTTGAAAGCATAAAAGACGCATATAATAAAAGAAACAATGTAATTATTACCATTGAGGAAATAAGAGCAAAATACACAAACAGTGATATTTCATCGCCATTAAAGGGTGCGGAAACTCCGTTTACGGCTACGGAAACAGGATTATCGGCTGAAAACGGAGACAATAACCCACAAAGTAAAGTAAAGAAGAGTAAAGTAAAGAAGAGTAAAGAAATTTGCGGCAAGCCGCATAAACCGCGCCTTAGAGACCGTGAACCCGAAAATGATTTTGAATTCGTTGAAAAAGCCTACTGGACTAACTGGGATATGCTTTACTCTAAAAAATTAGTGCAGACCGAAGACCCTTTTGTAAACTGGGGGCAGTCAAGAAAGCTGTTAAAAAATTATTTTGATAAAAATATAAAACCGATTCAACTTGTAGAAATAATTAACGGCGCATTACGTGAAAATTGGATAATGCAAAAAGGATATTCCTTGACAAATATTTTATCAAGCTCGTATATAAACAGCGTTATAAATAAAATAAATGTTTTAAGCGATAGCGTGGCATTGGTAGCAACGCCGTTGTATAATACTGCGCTTGACTGTTTCATAAAAGAACCGGCAATTAAAGCAATGATATTTCAAGACGAATATTCAAAAAATATTCAGTTTCAATGCTTACAAGACATAATTGCAAGATGCTTAAATATTGCGCCTAATATGCCTAAAGAATTATTTATAAACATCACAGAACATTTTTACGCATTATGCAACGGCAAATATAAAGGCAAATGGACTTATACGCCAAGATGCTTAAAAACTAATTGGATATGGGAATTGGTTATAGATTCGCTTCCAAAAACAGAATCGCCGGAAGTAAAACAAATAATAAGGGGGTTATTCAAATGACAGTAAGAGGGTTGTTAGATTTTTTTGAAAATTATTACGGAGAAAAATACACAGGTGTATTTTTAGAAGTGATGACTGAATATCTTAATAATTTTTCAGATGATTATTTAGAAGCGTTATCAAAAACAATGGTATTAAAATATCCGCGCTCTTTTAATAAATCGCCCGATCCTGCAATTCTCGAAAAATATACTGACGAAATATATAATGAAATTGAAAGGCGAAAGCTTAAATTTGCTATACCGGAACGACCTACAGAAATATGTACACCCGAAGAGGCAGAGATTTATATAAATCAAATGAGAGAAATATTAAATACAAATTCTCCTATGTCGATAAGCCTTAATGAAATGATTAATAATTTAGGGTAAAAGAATGAAAATCTGGGAAAATCGAGGCATAGTATGACAATAATGACACGAGAAGGGGCGCGGACATGGTGGAAAGAAGAACTGCCAAAAAATGTAATTCATATGTATAAAGATGATTTCGGCGGTGAATGGAAAGAATATACTTATGCCGAGCGCAACGCAGAAAGGAAAAAGAAACAGGATGCAATAATCAGGGAAAAGCGTTACTGCCATAAAAGAGTACCATGTTTTATACACGTTTTTAAACTCAATACCGATTGGTTTTTTGACGGCTGGTACATTATGATTATAACAATTCACGGTAAATGGTATCTTAACTGGAAAGAGGTTTACAGGCAGCATAAAGAATTTTTACCTAGAATAAAACAGCATTTGAATTTCGGTCTGCTGCCCTTCACCGATGACGAAATATGGTTCGCAGAGTTTTGTAAGACTTATCCAATGAGACCAAAAGGCATACAAAAACCTAGAGGAAAATATTTAACCCACTGCGTTATTGACAGTTGGAATAATCTAATTGAAATAGAAATTTAATTAAGGAGTACATAAATGAGAGCGGAAAAATATACAGATTACAAAGTTCATTTTAAGGGAACAGTTACCGTTACCGTTAAAGGTTGTTACTCTGAAGAAAACGAAAAGAAAGCTATAAAAGAGGCGTTTTTTCAAATGAACGGAGATAAAAATTATGTTGATGACATCGAATATAACGAATATGGGGAAATTGACGATGAAGGAGAGCAATTATGAGAGAACATATCTATCGTGGAAAGCGAATTGATAACGGCGAGTGGGTAGAGGGTGATTTTATGTCCTGTATTAGCTGTATATGCACAGGGTTGGACGAAGATGGTGATTTTAATAGTTGTTGTGTTGATATCGATCCCAACACCGTTGGCGAATTCACAGGCTTACTCGATAAAAACAGCGTAAAGATTTTTGAAGGGGATATTTTTCATGATGAAGACAATTATATTGGCATCGTTGAATTCAATAAAGGTCGTTTTGTTGGTGATGTAGATGGCAGAACATATTACAGTGAATTATATTTAGATGCGGGAAAATCGGTAGTAATCGGCAATATCCATGACAACCCTGAATTATTGGAGGCGAAATGAAATATAACGTATGCGTTAAAGGTGTAGCGTTCAAAGATTATGAAATAAAGGCAGAGAATAAAAGCGAAGCAGAGAGTGAAGCTATTCAATTGATTCAAGAAGAATATGGATTTTTTACATTTGATTCTATAACAGCAGACGCAGAGGAGGTAAAATAATGGTAAAAGTAGGTCAAGTCTGGAAAGACAACGATAAAAGAATAGATATTTACGGCGAGAGATTCGTAACAGTTCTTGAAGTAAATGAGACATTTGCAATATGTAACAGCGAACGAAATAAGCGTATAAGAAAAGTCAGAATCAAGCTGTCAAGGTTTAAACCTAATAGTACAGGTTATGTTCTTATACAGGAGGCAAAATGAAACCTATACCATGTAGGCATTGTGGAGAGAATCCTAAAATAACAAAGCCCGGTTATTATTACGAGATTTTTTGTTTAAGTTGTAATATTTCCAACGGATTTACAGAACCAACTAGATATAGAGCAATTAAAGAATGGAATGAATGGCATAGTAATCCTAATGATTATCTCGACAAATTAAAACTAATCAATGTTAGCCCGAAGGCGACACCAACAAGAAAAAGGGGGAGTAAGTGATTAAAAAGATAGGAACTAAAAGCCCAGCTATATATTGCGATAATTGCAAAAAAAACTATAGGAGAAAATATAGTATATTAGTTTTCCACGAAGCAAGAGATAAAGGATGGTATATTGAGCCTTATAAAAATAATTGGATTACAATTTGTCCGACATGTGTGTCTAAAATTATAAAAGAGTTTTTGATAATAGAAAGTAAGCTCAATGTAATAGAAAAAATTGAACGTCAGATATATATCAAATAAAAAGAATAATACAAGGAGAAAAAATGATTAAAATGTATGGAATATTTGCCAAACCAATTGGCAGATTTTATTGTGAAAGCTGTAAAACAGAATTTAATTTTAAAGATGATAACACGATTCATTGGGATGATGGTGAATACTGCCCTATATGCGGTAATGACGATCTTGATAAATTACTAATCGAACTCCCTGACTTTGAAACTCCCTCGCAATACGAAAAACGCACAGGGAAGAAGTGGAACGGCGCGGTGTGGGTTAAGTTTAAAAGTGAAGGTTGGCGACCTGCGTCAGTAAGAGGAAATTGGTATGATGTTCCAGTAGTCTGCGCCGCCTCACCCGAACCGCCACCTGATGATTATGTGCCGGAGGAGGAAGCATGAAAATAATAAATTGGTTTTATCGTTTGATTTTTAAGTTATTAAATAGATCGTGTAAAAATTGTATCCACTCAACATTTGAGATAGGCAAGCCTGCAAGTTATTTGTGTCGTAAAGATGATAAATAAATAAAATTAGAATGGTGTTGTAAGGAATGGAGGTCAATGCTATGAGCGCAACATATAAATTAGAAGAAACACCGCAGTCGTGTAGGGAATGTGAATTACATGTTCAAACGAAGTACAGAGATTTACATGGATACAATCGCCACGAATGTATAAAGCTCAAAAGAGATATACGCGAGTACGAAACTACCCGACACCCCGACTGTCCGCTTAAAATAACAGAAGATAATCTGCGGTGGCAGGGAAACGGGACAGAAACTATTGGCTATTATATAACCTGTCCTATATGTAAAAAAGAACCACATGGCAATTGGGATAAAGAAGAATTATCCGATGATGATTTTCCGAATTTCTGTCCTCATTGCGGTATAAAACTTTTACCGCCTGAAAATAAGGAGTAATCATGAAAGTAATAATAAATAACACTATCTATTGGAACGTTGTATCAATAAAAGATTATCAATCTAAAAATCTGTCGATTATGTTGCTACTTTCAAGCGGTGAAAATATATCGATACCATTTAATGATAATGACGTTATAACTTGTACATTGGAGGTTGAAAATGTTAACAGAAATTGACAAAGATTTTTATTGTAGTGCGACTTGTTATGATAAAAACGGCATAGTAGCAAAATGTGTAACTGAAAACGGGCTTAAAAAATGTGTTGGTGAATGTGAAAATTTTCGCCGCAAATATCCAACGCCGGAACAGTTTAAAGAAGAGTACGGCGAGGAATGGACTGGCGCAGTTTATTACATTGATGGAGATGATCCTAATGATACATGGGAATTAGATTGTATTGAAAACGCAATTGAAGATGAGCGTTGTTATATCGTCTGCGCCTGTACTCCCTTTGGTATACCTCCGAAGGAATGGAGACCGAAATGATAGAATTAAAACCTTGTCCGTTTTGTGGCGATACAGCATACCTAGCAACGAATACTGATGGCTTCGGTCGTGATATATCATTTTATGTTAGGTGTGAAAAATCAGGGCATACACTTACTGCTGATAAGTACGACACCGAAGAAATAGCAACCGAAGCATGGAATAAAAGGAGCGGAGAATGAAGAAAGCTAATCCTTTACCACTAATTTTAAAATGCGACTGCGGATACGAAGGTGAGTTTGATAATACAACCGCGCCAATGAGAGCTGGAGGCAGTGATAGAGGCGAGTTTTTACCTTTTCTTCACTGGAAAGATTATCCTGCGTTTAAATGTCCTAAATGTGACAAAGTGCGATTTAGTGATCGTGTTGAAGAACACCTTGCTATAAGCAAATTATCTATATCTAGCGTTGCTAGTTAAATATTAATATTGGAGGGTAGAGAGATGATAAAAAGATTAACAGTCTTATTTCAAGGACATAGTGCGCCTGTGTTTGAAATTGGTGTTGGAGATGTCAGGAAGTGCAATGAGGTATCCGATGAACCAAACGCTTAAAGAACTGTTAAAACCGCCTTTTAGAGCTGCTGATAATGATTTTATCGTTGACAGTACAGACAGAGTTATTTTAACAGCGTCAATAAACTTAAATCGTCAATGGGTTAAAAGCCCTTACGATCCAGAGAAAAATGTCAGTTGTTTTTACTCAAAAGATATTCAAAACATTATAGAGTTTGTAGCCGCTACTATGAATGAAAAATGGGAATGTGAAATAAACAAACCCGATCACCAAATTATTACCACTGACGAAGAGGCTTGCCCTATTTGTTCCGAGTCCGATAAACGCCGGTGTAATTGCGAAGAGAAATACGGAAACCAAAAAAAGCCTACATGGATTGAAAGCGTTGATTTTTATACCTGTTCAGAATGTGAATACGATGTTCGTAAATATGGCGATGGCGGAAACTTGCAAGCCGCCACATTTAACTACTGCCCTAATTGCGGTCAGGCGTTAAATCAGCCGGAGAGGAAATAAAAATGTTTGAAAAATCGCAATATAAAATCCAGTTAGAAAATGATGGTAGAATTAGCTTTTATTGTCAGGATAGCCGTCTTATATCCGAATATGTACCTGATGAATATAAAGACTTTGCGTATAAGCACATAACACCAGAACAGTTTGTAGATATATTAGAAAAAATGACAGCGGCATATTGGCAAAAAGGCGTGAACGATGGCAGAGACGAGGTGGTAGCCATGTTGAACAACCTGAAAGAAAAAGAACAAAAAATCCTTGCCCGTGATTTTAATGGTGAGAAGTGGTGGTGAGCAATGGGCAGAAAAGCAAAGCCAGGAATTAAAACGCCTTTTGCGGAACGTATATTAGCCTGTATGAATCTCATGGGCTTATCGAGAAAGGAATTAGCGAAAAAGGCGGGTATTGATGAAAGCACATTAAATTCATGGTTTAAAGCTGAAAGGAAAGTGCCGAATGCGGTGAACGCTGTCGCAGTTGCAACGGTATTAAATACAAGCGTTGAATATCTAATTACAGGAGAGGAAAGATGACAAGAACATTTTATAATTTGAAAAATATAAGAGATGGATTAAGAGAAAGGATCGGTATGCTGGTTATTTCACAGCCGGAAAAGGCGGGTAAAATTGCTGAATTGGCAAACAGAATAGAAGTTGAATATAGCCAAAATTTCATGGATTATCTGCCTGACAATGTAGCAAGCCATGATTTTGAACGTCTTAAAAAAAGCATAAAAGGGGCAGAAAAGATGTTTGATGATTTCGATGCCTTAAATAAATTAACAGGATATTGAAAAGGAGTAATTATGCAGGTAAGAAGATTTAAGGAATTGATAAAAGCAAATTACATTGTGCAAAACAAAGACACATACCTTGCTGTCGGCTCTCCGTATGCGCATGACATTATTACAGTGGATGTTGATACGCTTAAAGTGAAAGCCATAACAGGCATAGGCAATTCTTCCGAGATTAATTTTATTGTCATGCAAATTGAAAATTTACCGCGCGAGGTTTTAGAAGAAATAATATCAAAAGACGATGTTATAGAAAATCCGCTGCCGGTATTCATGTGGAGAGACGGTAAAATTCATGAAACGCAGACCGAAGATTACAAATACCCGAATACAGACCATAAAGGCTATTTGCTTTATGATAACACAACCTTTAAGACAAAAGCGGAATGCGCTAAATCCTTAAGAAATAATATGAAATATTCCATTGCAGCAATCGAGCGGCGAGTTACTGAAGAGATAAACGGCTTGCAAACACTCTTAAAGTGGGTTAAAAAATATCGGAAAAGTGACGAATACCTGTCAGAAATCGAGGCAGGGAATGAGGTAGCCGAAAAGCCGCCGTTAAAAATTGACGGTCGCAGGTTATATTATCGCATTGGGCTGAATATAAAAGAGTGCCGGAAAGAGAGGAAGTTAAGACAAGAGGAATTAGCCCAATTGTTAAAAGTGGATCGGACAACATTATCAGGGTATGAGAGTGGCAAAGCAAGGGTGTCGCTTATTAAAATATATGAAATAGCCTACTACCTTAATAAAAAGGTTCATGATCTTCTTCCTGAAAGATTTTGGTTCGATGATGACGAAGATTAAAAATTCAGACGTCTGAATTTTCCGTTTGATCTATTGACGGATTACGGAATAGTACGCTATATTATATATCAGAAACCAGACAGCGCAATAGATCACTGGGAGGCGATCTGACTTAGCCATACCCAAAAAGGGCGTGTTTTATGCAAGAAAGCGCTGAGTCATTATCCTGTCTAATTGACAAAAAAATACAGGAAGGATTTACCGGCGGAATTAAACTGGGCTTCGAGTACGGCAGACCCGTGAACTGTTCGGAGTACAGTAATCCTGAATTTTCGCCGCCTCCTGTTCCATCTGACTTTAACCCACAAGAAGTATTAAAGAAAGCGTGTTTAAGCGATTATTACGGATCTCTCTACTTCGTTTTTGAAGCCGGAGCGATTACTCATTTTTCCTATATTCAAACATGGGCAGGGCAAAGCATAAAAACTCTCTTAGAAAAAAGCAGCACCCCAATGAAGGGTAAAGTAAGTGCAAGAGTGTCCTAATTGCGGTGTCGAATTAAGGTATATACCGGCAGCAAGGCGGGTCGCCGCCGAGCAGGGAATATATACAGTGGATGCGGAGTCAATAACCATTGTAAATGAACACGGACGGTTAGTTACAGGTTATCGGCAACATAAATGCGGAGAGGTCAATGGCGGTAAAACAACCGAAGTCGAAAACAAAGACAGCCACAGAAAAGAAACCGGCAATTAAGAAACCGCTGCCGAAGTCCAAAAAAGAGACGAAAGAGATCGCCCTGCCGGATAAGGTAGTAATAAGCGCTAAGGATTTGGGGCTTGAAGACCTTGATTTAACGGACAAAGAAATCAGATATGTTTATTTGTTTACGAACCCCGAATATACAGACACATTTCAGGTTAAAGCAAGAGCGGCGGTAAAAGCCGGGTATAAAGCCGAAACCGCGCGGATAACTGCCGTCCAGTTGCATGGAAAGCCCAAAGTGGCAGAGGCGATAAACCGCCTTCTTGAATATCATAGGAACGAAGTCAAAGAGGAATATGAGTTGATAATCCGGCGGCGCATGGCGCGGATAAGATATAACGTAGCAGACTATTACAAAAAGGTAACGATATTCGAGAAAAACCCGATTACGGAGAAACTTGAAGAAAAGGAAATAGAGGTATTAAAAGACATTTCCGAACTCACGCCCGAACAGTTATTGGCGGTTGACGGCGTAGATTATAAAGGGCAAGCAGGGCGCAAAGTGTTTCAATTCGCCGACAGAGAAAAATCCATGTCCGAAATGACGGCGATTTATAAAAGTCTGTACGGCGGTCCCGCCGGAGACGGTAACGATGACGGAGAGGCAACGATAGAACTTATAAGGGAACGCCTCACTATTAAGACAACAATTCGTAAGTCGAAAGATGAAATAAGTAATATAGCCGGTTTTATTCAGGACAGAGGGGGATCGATACTTGCCCAAGAACTTTAAAAACAAACATCCTAAACTTCCACAAATACCAGCATTAAGCGCAGAGTTAAAACGTATATACCGCATTATTTCAAAATTAATACTTAATTACGGCTTTAAAATTTATATTTACGATTCAAAAAGATCGCGCTCTTCCCGATATATTGAAGTACCTGTCAGTAAAGGAAAACGTATTATTTTTCGTATTTCTAATCACCCGCCTAAATATGTTAAAAAGTTTGATTATGATATTTACACCGATAACCCAAGAAATAACGCATGGAATTATATTGATTTATTACCCGTTCTTAAAAACAGATTAAAGACAGAAAAAAAAACCTTAACAAAACTTAACAAAAGGGTGTCGTATGAGTAATTCGGCTAAGGTTCAACATCTATTTACCCCTGAAATGCGTTTAAATTATGCGGATGCCTTTATAAGTTTAGACCAAAAGCCGATTGATCTTGATTTTTGGCAGCAGGATTTAATTAGAGACACCAGTAAATATTCCATAAATCTCAAGAGTCGGCGCGTAGGTTTTTCTTTAATATCCGCCTTGAAGGGAATAATAAAATCGCAGGATAAAGCCCGATATAAATATACAAGACAATTCGTATCATACAATTTTGATGACGCTAAAGAAAAAATAAATTATGCCAAAGAGTTTTATCATTCAATCCCGAAAGCACACCGAAAAAAATTATTAAGTGAAACCAGGACTAGCATGGAATGGCTGGACGCAGGCGGAAAAACCACAAGCCGGTTGATTTCCATTGCTTGCCGACCGCCGAGAGGTAAAGGCGGCGATATTGTATTTGACGAAATAGCGATATATCCGAGAAACAGGCAGAGAGTAATTTATACCGCCGGTCTGCCGGTTGTAGCGAGAGGCGGATGCGTTGAAATGGGAAGCACTCCGCTTGGCAAGTTGGGAATATTTTATGACATATACACTGATAAAAAGAAATATCCTGAATACGCGCGTTTTATGGTCCCATGGTGGTATGTTGGTGAGCTTTGTAAAGATGTTAAAGAGGCGGTAAAACTTGCCCCGAACATGAGTACAGAGGATCGTGTCGCAATATTCGGCAAAGAATCAATACAGACACAATTCCGCTCGATGTTCCTTGAAGATTTCCAACAGGAATTTGAATGTACGTTTATTGATTCCGCTTTAAGTTATATTCCGCTTGATCTGATATACAAAAACACACCCGGAATGAGAGAGGGAGATCGGGAATATGACACCGAAGACCTAGAAGAAGAAAAAGACATCGAGGTTAAAGTATTTAAAGACGCTGATTCTCTTTTATTGGGATATAAACCTGAATTGCATGGCAGGTTGTTTATTGGTTATGATGTAGCCCGATTCAGGGATGCCGCTGTTATTTTCGTTATCGGCGAACTGCCAAACGGCAAGAGAATAAGCGTAGCGGAAATAGAAATGGTCAGTAAAGAATATGAATATCAGCTTGATCAATTCAGAAAAATAATGAGTTCGCCGCTTCCAGTGGTAAGGGCTTGTCTTGACAGTACAGGGATAGGCGATCCGCTGCGTGAAACCTTACAGAAACAATATGGAGACGCAAAAGTCGAAGGCGTTAAGTTTGACGTTGTATCAAAAGAGGAAATGGCAATCAATGTGAAAACCGGACTTGAAAAAGAGATGTTCCTATTACAGAACGATACAAAGTTTCATAGGCAGATACATTCAATTAAGCGGACACCGATTTCCGGCGGCGCATTCCGCTATGACAGCGAAAGAGACGAAGACGGACACGCCGACAGTTTTTGGGCTTGGGCGCTTGCTGACAGGGCTGTCATAAAGGGCGAAAACGCCGGAAACTTTTATTCCGCATACTCTAGTAAAAAGAATGGAACTGTTGTACAATCAGAGCATAAACAAGCAACCAACGGCACGAACGCTCCTACTCTGACAAGGGGGCGCGGAAAATCTTTACATTCTGTGTTAAGAGGGGTGGATCGTGCTTATAAACCCAAGTAATGGAATAAGCCCAATTAATCTAAAAAGAGAATTGGCAAGATCGTACCGACACAATTATCCTGCTGTTTATATGAGGGATGCCGGAAATATGAACGGTGTCCAGTCCGCTTTTTTTGATCCGCTAAAACAAATACAAAACAGGTACGGCGGTTTAAGAACGGTAGACCGATATTACAACCGGTCAATAAACTGTCAAACCTTGCGGCGTGTTTCAAGCAAGGCATGGATTATAAATTCCTGTATCGGAAACACAATAAGAAAAATAGAACCGTTTTTGAAGCCGTCTACTGACAGAAATATCAGAGGCTTTGTCATATTAAAACGAGGCGAAGACATAACAAGAGCAAGCGGAAAACAATCAAAAGAGCGTGAGGCAATAGAAAAGTTTTTACTTCATACAGGCTTTGACGAAGACATAGATCGTGATGATAGTTTTATTAAATACTGTACAAAAATAATTCGTGATTTATTAGAGATAGATCAAATTGCTACGGAAATACAATATACAAGAGCAAAAAAACCATGCGCTTATTGGGCTGTTGACGCTGCGACAATAGAGAGAGTTTTACCCGGTCAAGATAACCCTGACAATTTTAGATATGCGCAAATTATTGATAACATACCTTATGCGTGGTATACAAAAAACGAACTTATATTTGACTTTCAAAATCCCCGAACCGATATAGATTATTCTTTTTACGGTTATTCCTATGTCGAGCAAGCCATAGATTTAATTACAAGCGTGATAAATACATTTGCTTATAACGCCGGATTTTTTACAGAGAATAAACTGCCAAGAGGTATGCTTTTAATTGACGGAGACGCAGATCAGGAAACCGTAGAAATGATGGAAGACTATATCTGCGATATTATGAGCGGCAACCCTTCTTCGCAATGGCGGATTCCGATTATTCCTTCAGGATTAAAAGACGGCGGCGGTATTAAATGGCAGCAACTTGGCGGAACAAATAAAGAAATGGAATTTCAAAATTGGTTGGAGTTCCTTACTTCCGGCGTTTTATCGTTATTCGGTACAACGATGGACGATATAGGCTTACAATTACAAAAGTCTATGCCGATGGTAGAACGTGATGCGAAGCCGAAAATCGAAGCCGGAAAATCCGCAATATTAAGTCATACCCTTACATTCCTTCAGGCATATTTGAATAAAATAATCGAAAAAGTGAATCCGCAGTTTGAACTTGAATTTGTCGGCTATGAGAGAGACGATCCGCAGCAAATATTGGATTTGGATAAGGGCGAGGTTGATTCTTACAAGACGCTTAATGAAAAGCGAAAAGAAAAAGGTTTGCCGGCGTTAGAGCATGATTGGGCGGATATTCCAATGTCTCCGCAAGCTGTTCAATTATTCCAGTCAGGGCAGGGAGGCGGCATGATGGACGATTCCGGTAATATGGACGGATTCGGCGATATGGCAGAAGACGGAGCGGATGCGCCGGATAACGAAGGCAGCGAGGAATGGGACGCAATCGAGGAAAATAACGGCAGCGGAGAGCAGGAACAGAAAACGGAAAAATCCCTAAACAGGGAAAAAACTATAAGGATAGTGATATGAGATACGCATATTTTTATAATATAAGAGTTGTTAATCCAATAAATACTAATATATTTCATTTTTATCAAGGGGTTATAAATTTAAATATAAAAATTGATAACGGTGATCGATTTATAGAATTTGTTGATTTATATGTAGATAGTATAAAAAGTGAAATTGAAGAAAAGTACCATTTTAACATTACCAGAGAAAACATAACGGTAAAAGCATTATCGTTCTTACATGAGGTTGAACAATGAAAAAAATTATTATCCTTTTAGTCGCTATTCTTTTAATCGGTTGTGAACCAGAGTTATTATATAGGGTTGTAATTACTGACAGCGCAGGAACTGTAATATTTGACGAAACAAACAGAAAACTTAATTACAATATTAGCATGAAGGGTAAAATGTCTCATATAACGATTTGGGATTATAACGGTTATAACTATAAAGAATTATTCTCAATAAGTAGCGAGGGATTAACCGTTACTAAAACCAGATTAGGAGAAATAAAAGATGACAAAAACAATTAAAGAATGGGCAATCATTGACGGAATTGAAATATTAGACCCTGACGGCTTCGACAGGAACGATCCGAATTTATATGAAAAACAGTTTACTTATGAGGAATATCAAAAAGGACTGATAAAAAGCACAATACAAAGCACAAAAAAAATATTTAAGCCGTTAAAAATCGCCATTGATTTTGACGGAACTTGCGTAACACATGAATACCCGAATATCGGTAAAGACATAGGCGCAGTACCCGTATTGAAAAAGTTAATTGCCGAAGGGCATAAACTTATATTAAACACAATGCGCTGCGGTCCCGAACTGGAAGCCGCAGAAAATTGGTTTAAGGAAAATGATATTCCGCTTTATGGCGTTAATGAAGACCCCGGACAAAAGGAATGGACACAATCACCGAAAGTATACGCCAATTTATATATTGATGATGCCGCTCTTGGGTGTCCGTTATATATGGACTTTGATACCATGAAACCCCATGTGGATTGGCAAAGTATCGAAGAATATTTAAGAGAGGGTTTATTAATATCAGCCAATGCTCCATATAAAGGACATTTAAGAATAGGGCTTACAAAAATTGAGCAACTTGATGAATTTGAAAATTATTTTACAAAAGAATATGAATGGAGAAATCAAAGTCCTGACGGAGTGTCTATGTGTAGGACTTGTAAAAATAGCTGTATAGACTTTACAGATGAAGAGCGTGAAAACTTTATAGACTTACCCGGAGATAGAGAATTTGTAAAGTGCCTTTGTGCTAGTGAAAAGACAGAAGAATCAGTGTTTACAGATGTAAGCGGATATTGCAGATTATTTGAAAAAAAGGAGACAAAATAATTATGAGTGATAGATACAACAGCCTAACGGTTGCGCTAGAGCATGATATAAAAGACGAAGATGCAAAACAAATTATTGACGCTATAAAATGTTTCCGCAATGTATTAAGCGTTACGCCTAAAATTGTTAGTCATAGTGATTATGTCGCCGAAGAAAGAGCAAGATCATATTTTATTGACAGGATAAACGAAGCATTACAGGAACAAAAAACAGAATGAACATAAATCTTTCCGTTATCAATATCACACCCCAAAACAGGCGCTTAAAGATGATGAAGGCAGTCCGCGCATTATCGCAGCAACTGGGAGTGCCGGTATCGGTAGCAGGAAGGCAGAAACATAATCACGGTCCCGAACCTTTTTTATTCAAGGCGCAGGAAGAGTTAAATTATTTATGGTATAACCGATTTTCAACTATCCTGAAAGAAACTTACTCATTTCTCGCCGCTTATTTTGGATTGCCTGAAATAACGATAATATCAAAAGCCGATCCCTTAGTTCATAAGGGCAAAATACTTTACAGCCCCGAAACCGGTCAGCCGATTAAAAAAGGCGATTGGGATAGGTTTGTAGAAACTCTTGAAAAGTACCTAAATAAAAAATTAAAAGACACTGACAAAAAAATCATATTGGACGGCAAGGCGCTAAACCGCATATTAAACCGTATGCTGAAATATAACACACTGGAAGCCGTAACGGAATTAAGACTTGACGATGTTAAATATCGAGGTAAAACACTGGATTGGATAAGCGATTCAGTAAAGAATATGCAAAATACTTTCGGCGAACAATTAAGCCGATCCGAAGCCGCAAGAATACAAGTATTACAGCAATCGGCAGCGCAGAAAATAACAAAGACAACCGCCGCAATGAAAGCGGATATACAGCAAATACTCATTGATGGTGTAAAAAGTTATAAGAGTAAGGGAGAAATATCACAATCCCTATTCGACCGCATGACCGGCGCAAATAGGGACTTTCAAAGAATAGCCGATACCGAAATACAAAACGCTTCTAACAATTCATATTTACTTGACGAAGTTCAAAACGCAGAACCGGGAGAAAAGATTTATTTTCAGCGAGTAGAGATTATAGACGGTAACACCTGCCCCTTCTGTAAAAAGATGCATGGCGTTATTGTTCTATGGAGTGATCACCCATTGCCGTCTGATAAGATAGATGATCCGATTGCCGATTTTGCGATATGGGACGGCAAAGACTGGGACGGTAAAAAAGATTTTATTGCAAACGGCGTATTTCACCCTTATTGCAGAGGAATATGGATGCGCCATAACGGTACTGTTGACGCTCTTGTAGCGCATACAAAAAATCAATCAGAATTGTTTGATAGAGCGGTTACGCAAGCCAAAACCGAATATCAAAATAAAGGGATAAAAAGCCCTAATGATCAAACGCCCGGATTCATTAAGCGGATAAATGATATATACGATGTTATAGGCGGCGAAGATAAACCCGGCGGAGCAAAAAAATTCTTAAACACCCCGAAAACCAAAACGCCCGAAACCGCCGAAAGAACAGGCGGAAATTATCGTTACGGTCCCAACACCGGCAATTCAATGGACAGGAAAATATACGGAGAGGCGTTTAATGAGGTTAAAAGAGAGTTTGAGAAACAAGGCATAGAATATCCTACCGGCAAAACTCCGGGATTCAGGGATAGAGTTCAAGAAGTGTACGAAGAGATGATCGGCGAATTATTCGATGACACGCAAAAAAGCCTTACATTCAGCGGACATAAATTACAAGACAGGTACAGATTTGCCGGACTGGATATTTCCGTAGAAAACAAAAAAGACAGTACACGCAGCGGAACAGACAAAGACGGTCATAAGTGGTCAATTAAAATGCACTATGATTATGGTTATATTCGAGGCAGTGTCGGCGTTGACAAGGATCATGTAGACGTTTATATCGGCAGTAATGAGAACGCTCCCAATGTGTATATCGTTCATCAGAACGATCCCACTACCGGCAGATATGACGAAGACAAGGTTATGCTTGGCTTTAATTCTCTCAAAGAAGCGGAAAAAGCCTATTTGAAACAGTATGACAGACCGGGATTTTTAGGCAGGGTTGATACAATGCCGATTGCGGAATTCAAGGAAAAAGTTTTATCAAAAGAATATCGAGGTAAAGTAATTAAATCTATATCCGCAAGGGTATTTGAAACATTAAGAGGTATAATATGAATAAGCAGGTTGATTTTGTTTTAGATGTTCGAGGAATGGGCAGTAAGAATATTGTGATTGACGAACACACTATTTTTCCCGATTTGATTAAATCTTTCGGCGAATCTTCCGATGACTGGGACGGAATAGAGAAAGCCCTTAATCATAAATATATCCGGCGCGTTCCAAAAAAGAGCGGTAAAGGCTATTGGTATATTTATGCGGAAACATTTAAAAAGCCGTTACAAGCCTTAAAACAGATTTTCGGATTACAGTCGAAAGTCATTGACGACACCTATTCAAAAAACAATATTCAAAAAGATTACGGCGCGGATAAAAAGACTTTTATGGCGCACGTTCTTGAATATCTATCAAATAAATTAAAATGGGATAATTTTTTCGGTAACAAGGAAAACAGCGAAATCCATAAGACACCCCGAAAATCACCGCCTACAGACAGCGGCAAGGGCAAGAAACCTGTTGACAAGACAGCAAAAAAGAACGATAATAAAATTACAGTCAACAGAAGCCTGATGCGTAAAATATGGGGAATATATAACGGACAGGAGGCAAACAATGAAGGAACAACCGGCGATAGAATTGGTGTTACAGGAAGACAAGTTTCCCAACATACTACAACGGTACAGCCCGGACAAAATCAAGGAAATGGCGGCAAAAATGGCAGTGAAACAGTACAAGGAACGCCCGATAACAGCGGCGATGATGTACAGTTGCCTAGTGAACTTGGAGAGCGATCTGGCAGGTCAATTCGCCTAACCAAAAAAGAAACCTTAAAAATCAGAGAGAAATGTTTAGAACTTCTCAAAAATAAATCAGATAATGAAATGACAGAGGCGGATAAAGAATTACTCCGCCAATATGAAGGCTCCGGCGGTCTTGGCGAAGAAAACGCTACAACGCATGGAACGCTTTACGAATACTACACACCCCGAAATGTAATATCAAAAGTTTGGCAATTAGTAGACAAATATATGCCCGGCGCAAAATCAGTTCTTGAACCGTCGGCTGGTACCGGACGCTTCGCCGAAAACAGACCGATGGATCGATTCACGCTTAACGAATTCGATGTAATATCTTCACGAATTGCCGGTATATTAAACCCCGAAGCTGAAAACAAACAGGGCGCTTTTCAGGCAATGTTTAAGCCCGGTAAGCCATACGCCGGCAGAAAATACGATGTTGTAATCGGCAATCCGCCTTATGGCGATTATGAAGGCGTATGGAAGGGCAAGGGCGAAGGCGAAGATCATAAAAAGTATGACGAATATTTTATTGACAGGGGGCTTGATACGCTACGAGAGGGCGGAATAATGGCGTTTGTAGTGCCTTCCGGTTTTCTCCGCAGCGGAAACGATAAAATCAAAAAGAAAATCGCCGCTAAGGGTAAACTGCTCGAAGCGTGGCGGTTACCCAACGGCACATTCAACACAACCGGCGTAGGTACTGACATAATAATTATCCGAAAAGAAAAGGGCGATCCCGCCGAATTATCCGATAACGCCTATTTTCAAAATAATCCCGACATGATTGTAGGAACGGAATCAACCCGGACAGGGCGATTCGGAACTGAAAAATATGTCGCTCTTGAACACGGCGTAACATTTGATGAAGCGATAGACGGCATAAACGCCGGTAAAATCGAGGCAACACCGACAGGGATAAAACCTGAAGAGCAGAGCGTACTCGATAATACAACTTTTTCAGTCGAGAAACCGAAAAGCGGGAAAAGCCGATCTGAAGCAATGAAAGGAAACCAAAACGCGCGAAAAGATTTTATTGATGACTTGAAAAACACGCTTGAAGGTGTAAAAATTACGGCAACCGATAAAGACGGTAATATTCACACAATCAGCAGAACAGGTGAAAACCTTTATCATGTCAATAAAACCGGCACGACAGAATCAACGGATTATTATATCGCCCTACAGGGAAACGGTTTATGGGTATGTAAAATCGGCGGAGAAAAAAGAGGTGAGTATAATTCAAAAGAGAAAGCCCAAGAGGCTATGCTCAATGCCATAGTAAACAAATATAGACTGCCGGAAACCGAAACAAGCACCGCCGAAAAACCCACCGGAAAAACACGTTCCGAAGCCATGATGGGTAACGATAACGCCGCCGGTCAGCGTACGGTCAATGTAGACACCGCAGCGCAATTTAACGCAAAGTATAACAAGAAAATCGATCCGAAAGACTTGCAGATATGGAAAACTATCGGTTGGGATTTTTCAATAAACACAAAACAACTCACACCCGATCAAGTTAAATACATGGAAAAAAGCGACAATTATGTAAAAGCCGTTGACGGTTTATGGTATCATGCTGTTAATTTCGCAAGCGGCGATATATACAATAAATTGGATCAACTCGAAATAGCTAAAGATTCATTATCCAAAAAAGAATACGAGAGGCAAAAAGCGCTTTTGTTATCAGCCTTGCCGAAGCCGTTATCTGTCATGGATATTGAAATCAATCCCTTACAGGATATTGCGGATAAGTTCATGGTCAAAGTACCTGAAAAAAGCAAATGGGGAGATGATACCGGCGAAGAGGTCGAAGTCAGTCTTAACAAAGCGTTTAGGGATTGGTTATGGAATACTCCGCAAGATCAATTAGCGTTAAATACAAATAAAAGGGATATTCTCGATTACATAGACAAAAAGAGCGTAAGAGCGGAAAGCAAAAGAGGCGCATCCGAAGACGATAAAAAAGCCGCCGCAATGGAAGCGGACAGAACGAGAACAAAACGGCGCGAAGACGGGGATCGTCTTTTTATGCAGTATGTCCGGGAACAATTAAAAGTCGAAGATCAAACGAGATTAGAAGACACATACAACAGGCAAAGCAGAGGTTTTGTATTGCCTGATATTGATAAAATACCGTTGTTCCTTGACGGTATTACAACACAATTCAAGGGTCAAGAGTTTATCGCAAACGAATCGCAAATAAGAGGCGCATCGCGTCTTGTAAATCAGGGTAACGGAATATTAGCGCTCGATGTTGGTGTTGGAAAGACCATATGTGGAATAATGGCAGCAATGAGCGCGATGCAAATGGGAAGCTGTAAAAAACCCATTATTACAGTTCCTAAAGCTGTTATTGATAACTGGGAATTCGAGATAAAAGAATTATTCCCAAATATCAAAATAAATAAAATTGGTAATTTTAGCGACATTGCGAAATGGAAAGATAAAAACGGCAAACTGAACATCGAAGACGGCAGTATATCACTTTGTACTTATGAGGGCTTGAAACAGATAGGATTTGAAGAAGGTACAATAAACAATGAATTAAAAGAGATATTCAAAGAAGCCCTGAAAGTCATGGAAGATGAAGGCGGAAATAGTAAAGGCAAAAAGGGGAAGCGTAACGAGGCGAAAGAAGAAGAATCAATAATGACAATGGTTGGCAAGGCATCACGAACAGGCGATAACAGTATAAACTGGGAAGATACAGGGTTTGACTATATCGTGGCAGATGAAGCGCATAATTTCCGCAATTCGTTCAAAAAGCCGAGAACAAAAAAATCTGGCGATGCTGACGAATTCAAGGATATTCCCTGCGGTGGTAAACCCGCTATCGGTGCGCTTAAATTATTCGCAATAGCGCAAATGATACAGGAAAAAAACAATGGGCGGAATGTTTGTTTATTGACCGCTACACCGTTTCAAAATTCGCCTGTTGAAATATACAATATGCTCTCACTGGTTGCGCGTAAAGAATTAGAGAAAATGGGAATAATCAATTTTAATGAATTCTTGGCGCAGTTTGCGGAATTAAAACCCGAACTTGCTCCCGATTATAAGAACGATATTAAGCAGAAAAACGTAATGAAAGGATTTAAGAATCTTCAGGCATTACAGGGACTGCTTAACCGTTACATTATGAAAGTTGACGGCGAAGACGCGGGAATTATCAGACCGGATAAAGAAGACCGCCATATATACCTGAACATGACGCCGGAACAAAGAGACATAACGGAAAAAATCAGGGCTTACATGGAAGCGGGACCGGATATGAAAGAAGACCCCGGCGCAACCCTGCGCTGCATAATGAAATTAAAACAAGCGGCGTTATCTCCTGTCTTAGTTGACGGATTTGAATTTAAAGACAAACTTGCGGCGAAAAAAGCAGGGATAAAAGAGCGAATAATTACAGTCAAGGGCAATGATTTTGTTACAGATAGTCCAAAAATGAAATTCACAGCGGACGCTGTAGCAAAGTTTAATAAAGCGCATCCTGACATCGGGCAGATTGTTTATGTTCCGCAGGGAATAAATAATTACGAATCAATGAGAAATTATTTAATATCACAGGGAGTTCCGGCAGACGCAATTACTTTTATGGCTCCACCGCCCGATGGCGCAAAAAACAGAAGCCTGTTTTTAACAGGCGACACAGACGCTAGCAATGAATTAAAAGAAGTCCGAAAAGCCCGGTTTAATGATTCGAAAGATATATGTAAAATTATTATCGCTGGTGATACGATTCTTGAAGGTGTCAATCTTAACGGAAATACGGCGCAGACAATAGTTACCGATCTGCCGTGGAATAATACGGATTTAGATCAACTTGCAGGGCGTTCACACCGGCAGGGCAACGCGCAAGGCATGGTCAATATTACAATCCCATTAATGAATGACAGCGTTGATTCTTTCATGTATCAGAAACACGATGAAAAAAAATCAAGGCTTGATACATTATGGAACTCAAAAAGTAACAAAATGGAAATATCAGCCATAAGCGCCGAAGAGTTGAAATTCCTTTTAATCAAAGATCCGAAGAAAAGAGCGGATATGATTATTAAGGAAAAAACCGCCGAAATGGAACAATCGAAAAAAATATCCGAAGCGAACAGTAACAAGATCATAAGCGCACTGACAGAGCGTAAAGAGCATACAGACGATATGAGGCGCAGTCAAAAAGAAATTGACGCAAGGCGCAAAGAGATCGAAAAGTTTACCAAAATGACAGACGAAGAGATTATCAAAGAACATGAGATTGATTTTAACGAGCGTTGGAGCCGGACAATTTACACCGAATATGGCAATGTAAGCGGCAGCAATATAAAAGAATTAAGGGACAATTACTTAAAAGCCGTAAAAGACAGAATCGCCGATGAACAGAAAACAATAAACCGTTGCAAAGGCAAAGTTGAAACTATTAACAATTCATTAAAGCGTTACGGCGTTCAAAATCCCGAAGACGAAGGCGAAGCTGAAGCCGTAAGTAAAAAATTATCCCAAGAAGCCCTGCGGTATAAAGAGCGAATCGAGACGATAAAAAACAGTAAAGAGGATTTTATCAAAGAGGCGGAGAGGCAGATAAAAGCGGATTCAAGGCAGGGAATGGCGGTATCGGCAGCGGTTAATGAGATTGATAAAATCGTAAATGAAAGCCTTATACCAATGAAAGATGTCAGAGCGCGTAAAGAAGCCGAGATGAAAGCAATGGGAAAATCGCAAATAATCTTTTTACTTGACAGACAATTCACAATAAAGAGGGAAGCTGTATGAACCTGTTGTTTTTCTTAAAATCCAATAACGGTGTCGATAAAAGACTTCAGGAATTAAAAAAGAAAATTATCGCACACCTGCAAGAAGAAGATACCCTTGAAAAAAGCATTGTCTCAATTCTCGAAAAGGGCGGCATGGCAACCGGCACAATCCGGGAATGGAAGGGTAAAAAATACATTAAAGGCGCGGACGGTAAATGGCGAAGGCATTACAACAAAGAGAGCCGAGGCGCGAAAATATCAATAAAAAACCTGATAAAAAAAGTCGAAGCTATTAACTCCGCCGAAGGGCTTATGAAACTCATATTATTACACAGAGACCGATTTTGCGATAATAACGGTAGTCCGATTCCGCTTGTGCAGGAATTGAGCCGTTATATTTCGGAACGGCAGGGGAAATTAAACCCCGAACCAAAGCCGAAGAAAGATAGAGCGGTTGCGGCTAAAACACCTGACAAACAAATATTGTCCGATGCGCAAAAAGAACAGCTAAAAAATAAATTTGAAAGCATGGCTGTTGAAATGGAGAAATATGAATTTACTGAAGATAATTATAAAAAATTATTTCCAAATGGAAAAATAAACACACCTATTGGCGAGGTAAAACTTGGCGAGCATCAATTTGATAAATTGAAAGCCAAAGAACGTACAGAACTTCTAGGTGCTATTAAGCAAACTTTAGAAGATCCTATTACCATCTTTGCATCAGGTGATACTGAAATATATGCAAAGTCTTTTATTGAGAATCAAGAAACAAAAGCTGTTATTTCTGTGGTCATAGAAAAAGAAGGAAAAAAAATATCAATCTCAACACACCGTAGAGGTTTAAATAATGTAATAAATAAAATAAAAGAGGGTAATATCCTCTATGAAAAGAATATTACCCTTACAAGTGGTCATGCCCACGCTTCAAAGAAGCAGGATAACGCCTCTGCCGAGACAACCCCGAACATGGACTCCGGTGGCGGCAGCCTAAAGACGGGAGATCAAAACCACCCTCATACAATATCGCCTAAAATTGATGAAAAGTCAAGGGAAAAATCCGAAGAGGAAAAACACCGCAACCGCAGCGAAGGCATGAAGGGAAACAAGAACGCTTATAAAGGCGGTTCAAAAGACGATATAAAAGCGAGTAAGCAGGTTAAGACCGAACAGGAAAATGGGAAAAAAGCGAGAAAAAAAGCAGGGATGCCGCCTACAGGAATATTTGAAAGAACATCGGCAATGGAAGATTCCACATGGAATCCTAACAGCGCAGATTACCGCTACAGAGATACAGGTTATATCGCAGGAAGCCGCAAAGAATTGGCGGTCAGTCAAATACGGTCAAGGGCGAAAGCCGGTGAGCATATTTTAACAACCGAAATAGATTGGCAAGCCATAGAAGAAAATCCGAGACAAGCAAAACAACTTATAACTAAATCAAATATTTTCGGTAAAGTGGACTGGGACGGATTAAAAGAAAACGGAATGTCCGGCAGTGCTGCTTTTTTGGTCGATAGAGTTTACGCTTCAGTGGGCGCAGAACCGGCAGAGGATAACGCCGAAAGCCGACATAATTATTCTATCGCTATTGACGGTTTAAGGGCGCGTCTTGAATTATGTAAAACAGTTGACGAAGTAACATCAACAATAAAAGAGATCAAGGCGGAAATGAACGGCGATTTTATCGCGGCAAGAGAAACGCCTGAAGTTTTAGAATTGTCAAAACAGTTAAACGAATTATATCAACAGAGGCAAGCATTAATAACCGAAGAAGGTAAAATACTGGGTTGGCGGACGCAAATTGAAACCGAACTAGATAAAATAGCGGCTGATTTTTATAATCAAGAAGTCGATAAAATAAAAGCGAAAGACAAACGGAAAAAACATATTTCTGAATATGATTTTCCAGCAGAAGCCAAAGCAAAATACGAGAGACTTAAAGAAGAATCAAGGCAAGAAAAAATTGAAAGATTAAGGAAATTCAAAGAGGAACATAATTGGCTTGAAGATGAGGATTTCAGCGACAAAAACGGATCGGGTTGGAGACGGCGCGGTTATTTTTATAACGAAATTAAAGAACTTGAAGCGAAACGGAAAGAACTTTATGACAGAAAAGCGGCGGAAATTATTATCAGCAATCCATTACACTTGGCATGGACTTCCCTTGGTTCTAAGTTTCAAGGTGTATTAAATTACGGCACACGCAGAGGGTCAGAAACTTTTTATAGTCATGTTTCTGAAGCCCGAAGGGGAAAACATGATAACTGGGAATGGGCAGGTAAAGAAAGAGTTACAACCGGCGGAGGGCAAAAACGCAGGGTAGAATTCGAGTTAAAAGTCGCTTCAAAATTGGAACGTAAAGGCGGTAGACCAATAAAAGCAGAATCAACTCTTGAATTAAAAAATCTGTTTAATTTGAGAGATGTTCAATCCGGGAACTGGGTATTGAATGATCCTGAATCGGCAAAATTCCATGTCGATAATATAACATCGGCGCTTGCCGATCTTGGCGATATGACAGGCATATCTGACGATTTAATATCATTAAACGGCAGATTGGCTCTTGCCATCGGCGCGAGGGGTTCAGGAAACGCAGGGTGGAAAGGATCGGCAGCGGCGCATTATGAGCCTGTAGAGCGTGTTATAAATCTTACAAAAATGAGAGGCGGCGGAAATCTAGGGCATGAATGGTTCCACGCCTTTGACAATCTCTTAACAGACGCAATGACCGGCGGAAACACAAGCAAGTTTTTAACAGATCCGAACGCAAAATTAAACAGCAAACAGTTAAAACTTAAAAAATTAGCAGATGACATAAAAGTGAAAATTGAAGCTCCTGAATATGCCGGTAAATCTGATAATATAAAAAAATATTTAGCTTACGAATACGAACAGGCAAAAAAGAAAGCGGAAGCGGCAGGNGTCGTATTCCATGAAAAAGGCTCCGATGAAGATCATATCGAGAGAGTAAAAGCGGCATTTAATAACCTTGTTAAAACAATGGTCGAGGGCAATACACCTATTAAAACAAAAGTCCGTTACACGGAAAGCGATTATAATTCGGCGAAACGCAATTTTGGAGACAGGGCGGGACAGTTCGCTACAAGTATCAGAGACGCAGGAAGCCTTGATAATGCGCTCGAAATAATTTACAAAAGAGGTTTACCGCCGAGAAACCAAAAAGAATGGATTTTGATTACAACTGCATGGTATGACAAAAATCCCAACGGAAACGCCGTATCAATTAACAGCGGAGAGAAAGCGTCTTCATATAAAAAATGCGCCTTAGACTTGGACGGCGGAGGCAAGCCGTATTTTTCTTCAACCATTGAATTGGCAGCAAGAGCATTTTCGGCTTTTATTGACGATAAACTGCGTGAAAGTAACCGATTAAATGATTATTTAGCTTACGCAACCACAAACGAATTCTATAAAGATCCGTTATTCGGCGATCAATACCCATACCCCGAAGGTGAGGAAAGAGAGCGCATAAATACCGCAATGGAACAACTTTTCAGAGTTGTAAAAGAAACCGGCGCAATAAGGAAGGCTATTATGGCAGATTTTGTTTTAACGCTGGATAAATCCAGAAATGGGCTTGTACCGCAAAAAAAGCAGGTACAGCGAAATGGCAGAACTTATACAACAACTGTATGGGTTAATCCTAATGAAGAAAAACCAATGGATAAGAGACTTGAAAAAATATATGAAGAAGCGAAAAAGAGACTTGAAAGTAACGCAGAAAAGCGGAAAACAGAAGCTGAAGAAGTAATTGCAAACATGAGCGATAAAGAGCTTCGTTCTGAAATTGATCAGACAGGAAAGTTATATAGTAATTTAAAACAAACAAGAGAGTATTTAGTTGATATGAATGGCAATATAGACGAACAAAAAGCATTAAAACACGCTTATAATGAACATAGAGCAAAACTTATGAGTGAACAGCTTAAAGCTGAATATGAGAGAAGAAATACAGTCAGACTGCCTGCTACAGATGAAATGTTAAATAAAATAGAAAAAGAATATGATTTTAAATACGGCGAGATATATTCTGATAAATTAAAAAACCAAATTAGAGAGTTGGCTAAAAACGGCACATTAAAAATAAAGAAAACAAGACCACAAAAAGGGCAAGCCCCTTATGAGATAAACGGAAAAAAAGTAACCGATAGTGAATATTATTATGCAGAGGCGCTTCTTGTAGGGATTGAGAAAATCCAATTTGAAGCGAGTAAAAAAGGATCGGTTATGGAAAAATCCGACAACAAACTTGAAGTGTTCCGAAAGAAAATCCTTGATCATCTTGAAAGCGTAAATGACGATGACGATACTAAGGAATTGAAAAAATCCCTTATCGTAGCGGAAAGAACCGAAATAAAAAAGGCAGGGCGCGGACTTCCAGTAGGAACGATAAGAGACTGGAAGGGACAGAAATATATCAAAACAGCTAACGGAAAATGGAAGCCGAAATATGACAGCCATAATCGAGGCGCAAAAATGGCGGTATCGGCAATCAAAAAGAAAATAACCGCCGCCAAAGATGCACATGAGATGATGCAGATTATACTTGCCAACAGGGATAGATTTTCCGATAAAGACGGACACCCATTACCATTTGTGCAAGAGTTAAGCGAATTTGTGAGAAATGCACAAATAGAAAATGCCGGTAACAAGTTTGATGAAGACCAAAAAAAAGGTAAAGCCGCAGGTAAAGAATATAAAAAACTTGAACGAGAGGCAGAGCGAAATCGAAAAAACAGAGAAAAAGAAAAAATACAAGATAGTAAAAAGCAAATCGCAAACGAGCCTACCCGTGCTGATATATTGAAGATGGGTAAAAATGAATTGCAGAATATCGTGAAGGAGAAAAAACAAAGTGTTGAAATTATTAACTATGCGAGAAAAGAGTTAAATAACAGGGCTGTTCCTGTTGATGAAGATGGTGAATTTCTTGATGAAAAAATAAAAAAATACAGAGAAAAACCAGAGTATGCGTTCTTAAAAATTAAGAATAAATACATTGATGCCAAATCCGTAGAAGGAGACGAAGACGAAATTCAAGTAGGCAAAGATACCGTAGAAGGTAAATGGAAATTGGTCGAAGCCGATGCGCCTACCGCTTCCCATGACGAAAAGACTTTTAGTAAAACTCCGGGCTTTCCTGCTAACGCAGACGGATCGTCAATAAATGATCGTGATTATGAACATTTTGAGGCGAATAAAGAAGCGGTGTGGGATGCCGGAAACGATTATGACGGCAGGGCTTTACAGTTTGATAACCCTGTTGTGGTTACAACTGACGGTATAGTAATTTCAGGTAACAACCGCACAATGTCATCTAAAATCGCAGCAAAAAGAGGCACTGACAAAGCATACATTGAAGCGTTAAAGAAACGTGCTAAAAAGTTCGGGTTCTCTGAAAGCGATCTGTCAGGGTTTAAAAATCCAAGAGTAGTATTTGAGGTTGAACAAAAAGGCGATTATTCAACAGAACAATTTGCAAAGTTTAATGAGAAAGAAGGCAAAGAACAGGGACCGACAGAGAAAGCCGCCAAAGTATCAAAGATGATAAAAATGGATACTATCGAGGCGGTATCGGCAAAGATTGAAGAGTTTGAAACAATCGGCGAATTGTACCAAGATGTTAATGCGTCAAGGTCGATATTCAATATGTTTTTAGATGCCGGTTTAATCGGTAAAAATGAAACAGGGCGGTATTTTGAAAACGGCAATTTGACAGATGANGGAAAAACATTTATTGAAACCGCTCTACTGGGAACTGTTATCAATGAAGCGAACTTGCGCGGNTTTAATCGACCCGGCTGTAAAAGTATNCGCTCTACGCTGTTAAGGGCTTTAATTCCTCTTGTAGAAAANAAGGGAATGACCGGCTATTCAATAAACGGCGAATTGAACAGCGCCGTAGATGTNGCTATGCAGGTAGCAATCAATAAAGACAAATTCAAGAGCGTTGAGGAATTCTCATTACAAAACAATATGTTTGAAAGCCTTGATCCTGTATCGGTCGAATTGGCAAAACGGATTGAAGGCGGTCAAAAAGCCTTCGCAGAGTTTATGAAGACAATGAACGGCGGCTTGAAAGTGGCTGCCAATGGCGAAGCTGATATATTCTTAGGCGGCGTAGAGAGCAGAGAGGATATTTTAGGGCGTATGTTGAACATAAAAGCCTTAAAAAAGGCTTTACAAGGGCTGTCATTCGTTGACGAAAAAAGCGGAGAGCGCTACTCTGTAGAAGAGGCGTTAGACAGGCTTTATGCCGGTGAAAAATTATCTATAGGCATGAATGGCAAGGAAAATGAGAGTATCAGGAAAGCCGTATCAGAGGTACTTGCGGAAATGAAAATAACCGCTTGACATATTATATATATAATTATAATATTCAGTATAACTGAATAAAATTGGTATGCACCGAAAAGGGCAGCCGGGAATCTCGATCAAGGTCGGGTTTCTTGGCTGCCCTTTTTTTTGTTTTTTCGGGGTTTTAATGAGAAAAGCGATTGAAAGAGAAAACGAATTTTATCTTAATCTCACGCTAAGAAAAGGAATCGGTGAACCTGATGCCGAAGGGAATTATATCTTTGAGGTCGAGGCAAGCAATGAGAATTTAGATTTACAGAAACAGGTTGTATTACAGAGAGCGTTATTAAACAGTAAAGATGATTTTTTGAATGTCGGTGTTATCAGTTATGATCACTTGCACAAGGGAAGGAACGCAGAAGGTCAAGCAACATCAGATCCGTCAATGATAATCGGTGAGCCGATTGAAGTCAGAGCGGAAGGCAAAAAAACAATAGTAAAAGGCAAGCTGTATCACACAAGCCCGAAAGCACAAGAAATAATCAATTTATTAAAAGCCGGATCGACACGGATTAAGGCAAGTGTCGGCGGTATATTCCCAAAAATAATTAAAGATGCAAAATCAGGCGTGGAAAAAATTACAAGTGTATTTTGGAATGATCTTGCTCTTACTCCTTCGCCGGTTAATCATACTGTTTCTGCTGTCCGTTTTGCGAAAAGTTTTGAACCTGAAGATTTTGTAAAAGCGCTTATGGCAGGTGAAGTTTCAACTAACAGCGCAGATTATAAAGACGGTCGCTCATTAATTCCTGAAGATTTAGGCGATAAAACTGTTGACGTAACAAAAGCAGGATTAAAAAAACTCATTCATTTAATGAACATAGGCAGCATTGATACAGAGATTGATGCTGTCGGCTACTTAATGGATCAAGGCTTCGATGAAGCCGGAGCGCGGACTGCCGTCCGCGAAATTATATTTCAAGGGGGGCAAACTACTATGGCTAAATCAAACGAAGGTCAAGGAAAGTTTACCAGTGCGGTTCAGTCTATCCTGAAGTCTATAACAGGCGGAAAGGGAGACGCGAAAAAAGACGAGGACGAGGATATCTTAGATGATGACGAACTCGAAATCAAAAGCGACGATAACGAAGAAAACGATGATGACGATGTTAAAAAATCAACAGTCAACGTAAACGTGCTTCTTACGTCTCTGTCAGAGGATCTTGCTGAAATCAGGAAGTCCGCTACAACAAAAATCGAGGATCTCGAAAAAGCCGTTGACGACATCGGCGTTGCGTTACAGGGTATCGCTGAAGCGGTCGCAATCATCGGCGGACAGCCCGCGCCTAAACAGTCTGTTATGGGCAAAAGCACAACGCAGACGGGCGGAGCCCAAAAGAGCGCAACCGGCGACAGACCGACACTTCAGGATTTTGAAGCGGCGCAGGAGGCGATTTCAAAAGCGTATCGCGCAGGAAGGATCGATCTCCACAAATCAACAAGACTTGAATCGGATTTACAAAAAGCAATGCGTAATCCGAATTTCAATCTTCGCCAAGAAGATTACGATTTCCTTGTTAAGGAAATGAAGACAGCCTAAAGGCAGTCCAAAAACCATTGGAGGTTAAAAATGGGATATTTTGATGGAGGCTCTTTAGGAGGAGCCACAACCGGGTCGAACGTAGCTGAAGCCCAACAGATCGAGGAACTTAACAAAGCCCTCACTGCCGGTTATGAAACAGACTCCGCCCTTATGGTCGGCGGTCGTACTCTTTTACCGGAAAATTTGGAAGCAACCATGATGAATGTAGTTGCTGCATTAAAAGAGGATTGCAAGATTCTCAATTCAGTCAAGAAAGTACCTGTTAAGAGTACCGTACACGAAATTAACCGCAGGACAAAATTCGGCGGTTATCGGTTTAATACGGTCGCAGAGCGTGGACGCTCTCTTGATACCGATCAGGCGCTTGAAAGAACTTTCTTTCCGCAGAAATACATACAGACACGCCGCTCTGTTACCAAGCAGATGGAAGTTGCCGACACACTCGAAGACGCATACACTTCCGAAAAACTTGCCGGAACAGAAGTCGCCTGTCAGTCAGCGGAATATTTGATCTTTCACGGTAACAGCGATATTATTCCGACAGAATTTGACGGATTTATTTCTGCAATCGAAAAATCAAAATCGCCGAATGTCTTAGACAAGCGCGGCAAATCACTCGGCGCAATAGGCGAAGGTCTGTTTGATGATGTCGCTCGCCAGTTGTGGGACAGAGGCGGATCGGTCAATAAAGCCATGTTCCCTTCGGTTCTCGCAAGAGACATCAAGGAATTGTTCAGGGATATGCTCCGTATGACAATGAAGGATAATACAGCATCCTTCGTGCAACTGCCGGACTATCCTACCGCAATCGGACCCACAATCAAATTTTCCGGCGAAGACGCGGGCGCTGACAAGTTCTATCAGGTCAAGGGCGTTGTGAAAGCCGAAGGCGATCCTGTCGAAAGACCAAGAACACCAACAGCATTTACCGCCGCTGCCATAGCCGGTGCAGCCGGTTCACAGTTCCTTGTAGCGGACGGCGGAAATTACAATTACACCGTTCACGCAATTAACCGCGCCGGTATTTCCGAAGGTTTACCGCTCGCTAACCCTGTAGCGGTTGGCGCAGGTGCCGGAGTAGAACTCTCGATCACACCTGACAACAGTGTACCGCCAACAGGTTTTATACTTTGCCGTTCCGCAAAAGACGGAAGCGAAGTAATGGAAATGGTACAGATACCGGTCAAGCCCGGAACAGACGGAAAAACCGTATACAGGGATATTAACACCGATCTTCCCGGTACTGCTTCAATGCTGTTCCTTACCGAACAGAGAATCACGCCGGTTTATACATTCGGTCAATTATTGCCGCTCTGTACATATCCGCTCTATCCCACAGACAGAGCAGAGACACCCTTCCTTATTTTGCTTTACGCAAGTTTGGAAGTCAGAGCGCCGGAGTTCTGCGCACTTGTGAAGAATCTCCAATATCAAGGAGGCTTGAAATATGCCGCGTAGTATTAAACAACCTGTTGATGTTACGTTGCTCCCCGCAATGTCGAAAGAAGAGTTATTGGAATTGGCAAAAGCAAATGAAATTGATGTTGACGCTACGGCGGAAACCAATGTCATTGTCGAAGTCATTACGAAGGCTCTTAAAGACGAAGCCGGAGGCGACACACCGCCAAAAAGCGAAGACAAACGCGCGAACGATCCGCCGTCTGACAAAAAAGACGAAAATCAGCAGTCTACCGGCGGCGGAAACGGCAAGGGAAGCGTAACGGTTAAATGTTCGGCTAACGCCGGTATAACAATTACCGCTACGACAGGAAAGCCGATAACTTTCAACGATGACGGCGAAGCCGTTGCGTCTTTGGAAGACGCTGTTTATCTTAAAGCCCTGCCCGGTTATGAGATAACAAACTAATCTTGTAATCAGCAATGGGGAGTTATGGCAGGGGATAGTGTAACAATTATCCCCTGTTTTTATATGGAGTTATTATGAAAAAAACGTTAGTAAACTTTGTTTTAACGGTGGAAAAATCGCATAAGTATGTAAAGCGCGAAGGAACGCCCGGTAATTATAAATATTTTTATAGATTGCCGGACGGGAGCATCGGGACAAGAAAAGATTTAAATGCGGCAAAAAAGAAAACTAAAGACAGAGGCGATTGGGGAAAATGCGAAGATTGGCTTACCGATTATTTTACAAAGAATCCTAACGCTGATCCTGCGCAGGGAATAAAAGCAATGAGAGCCGTGCAATTAGACGGTAAACTGCCAAAGTTCGGATTTTCAATAGAAGATGCGGAAAGATGCAAGAAACTTGCCAAAGAAAAACCGCAATCATCTGCGATTACTGTAAAACCTACCGTTATTACAAATATTCAAAACCGCCTTATGGAGCAAACTAACTTAAACGCCGAGCAAGCAGAAGAAGCAACGAAAAGGTTAATGGAAATTAGATCCAAGACAGGTGAAAATGTCAAAGCAGCCCAAATAAAGATAATTGTGAATGATGCAAAGAAAACCAGAGCGTCAAGCGAATTCGGCGGATTAAAAAATGGCGAATCCATGAATTACAAAGGGCTTAGAATAGAGCGCGTTAATAATGGTATATCTGTTCGCGTACCCGGTCATAAATTTGAAAAAATTGCGGCAGGTACTTATTATGATGAAAAAAACCAAGGTCGAGCAATTCAATGGGCAAAAGAAGATATTGACGCTGGAAAATATGAAAAAGAACTTAATGAAGTAAAGCCGAAACAATAAGGAATTAAAATGGACGGAAACAATGTGGTATTCGCCGCATCATTAAAAAATAAAGTTGTAATAACGCTTTCAGGTATCGGTCCCTTTTATTTTGAGCGGTTGAAACAAGGGCATGGCGCAAAATGGGAGCCATGGACTGATTCAGGATTTAGCTCTGAAGAAACAGCCACGCCGCTCTCTGTTTCCGTAGGCGATTTTTTAGACAATCGAGTAGAAACAGGCGTGTACGCATACAGGTCTGTTCCTGTTATGAAAGACGAGCCAAAAGACACCGATTATTCATATTCCAATTTTGTGCGCTGCGGTGAAGCCGGTCCCATTGGTTGGTCATTCGGCAATTACACACCGCCGCCCGGTCAATGGGGTGAGATATGCACACCTGACGATCTCCGCTATACATGGATTTTCGGGACTGATTTTAAGGCAACCAACGGACAAATATTTACCGATGAACAAATACTATATTATATCGAGAACGCAACCGCCGAAATTGAGAGGCGATTAAATATAACAATCAGGAAAAAGCGTGTTAGGTGCAA